TACCTCTTGAAAATTTTTCAGGATCACAAATATCAAAATATGATCCAAGACCGTTTAGAGGCCCAGGACTATGGACACATAAAGATAGATTTATTACAGAGACATCTGCTGAAACATCAATACCCTCTACAGACGTAAGAATAGCTACATATCAATCTGGAAACATTCAAATGAAAACACCGTATCTTTTGTTTCCAGAAGATGAGCTAGTTTTTGGCCTTGAGGCGTGTATTGGTCTGTCTCCGTTACAAGACTTTCATACAGTAACCGGTAGCAGGATGAACATATGCACACCCCAGCTACACAGCAACATTCGAGAGGTAAACGGAGGCCGTGCAAGTATAACGATGTTTGGTTCCCTTGTCAGGGAAGGCAAGGAGTATCATGAGACGCTAAACCAGAATCTTACATCTAATGCAATACATGAGGCAATACTAGGTGAGCCTGTTGTTGATCAGTATGATATCGCAACCAGAGATGAGATGATAGGAACATATGTTGACAACTATGTTGTTGGAAATATTCATGCAACAGGTACAACAAATGGTACAAAAGGCATTAGAGAAGATGGAGGAAAGCTACTAAGAGAACAGCTTGATTTTACTAGAACAGTAATGGGAAGTTTTTCATCCGGCACAGCGAATCCTAAGGGCAGCTCCGGAACAAAGACATATTATGGCAGTGGATCTATGCAGAGATTTGTTAGATTATCTTCTAGAAGTGAGAGATATTATGATACTTTTCTTCCAGACATATATGAGTATCTTGTAACATATGGGGGTGCAGGTACACCAAGAATTGGAAATTCTATTTCTGTTGGATATGATGGAATGGTTGGAAACATGCTTCTTGTAACTGGATCAGTTGTTCTACAGCTGAATGGAAATAGAATGAAATTACCCTTTGACAACAACATAGAGCGATATCCCGAAAGCTGGGGAGAAATATTCAACTCAGCAACACCACTACCAGATTCAACGTTATCACCAGAACAACCTCCATCCGCAGCGGCAGAGTTACAGGGAATTTTTCTTGCTGGTGAGAATATTATTAATATTACGACAGGACTTTTTATCAATGCCATAGCTGCCAAGAGAATGCTATTTGAAACAGGAAAGGGAAGTGTTTTAACAGACTTTAATGATCAACAGGCTGTAACACCAATGACAGACGTAGATAGTGGAATATCAGGTTCAGCAAGAGGCTTTAGCTATGGAATACAAAATATAGATCCGCAGTTTTCAAGTGCGGTTTTTAGATGGAATAGATACGGACAGTTTAGAGATATGCTTGAGCAACGTCAAGATGGTAAGTTCTACATCATGGAAACAGCATCAGAAGATGAGGAGTCAGAGCAATCACCAGGCCTCCAGCCAGCTGTCGTCAAGGTTGATTTTGTCAAGGAGTCATCAGCAGAGACCGTTATTCCTGGTGATACACAGTGTTCTAATCTTAGCTTTGAGTGCACATCATCTGTTCCTTACTATGACGGTATGTTTAGAAATAGGTCTAAAGAGATGGATGTAGAAGAGGAATATGTCGCTCTAATTTAATAAGGGGGATAGTTATCATTACGAGGGTCAGATGGCAGGAATCTTAGATAATAAGTCTAGAATAATGGATGTTCTTGTGACTGAGATAGGTCGACGTCAAATGGCAAGCGGTAAGATGAGAATAGAGTTCGCATCATTTACTGACTCATCAACATTCTATAGGCCTGACATAGCAAGTGGATCAGCCGATGCGACCCAGAGGATCTATTTTGAGGCAACCAATCAGCATCAGGACATGATAACATTTGAGACTGATGATAGTGGTGATCTACTTGGTTATGAGATCGACTCTCATACATCTCTCGTGGGAGACAGCGTGTTTGATAAGTCGTCCACAGGTGAGAATCTAGCTGATTATCTGTTCGTGTCAGGTGGAAAGGGTGACTTTGCAAGCCTGTCTGCAGGAATTGTTAGCTCGTCTGCAGATCACTTTGACGATCTATACTCAATAGGGTCTAGGGCAACATTTGAGTTAGATAAGAAGCTAAAGCTTAATACAGAGAGGCTAAGCTTCACAATTGACAACTCAAGGCCTTTCTCATCAGGTGACGTAACTGAGGCAGATGTCGACACCATTGAACCGTTTTTTTTAGACAAGAGGTTGTCACATCTTGATCAATTTAAGTTTCTTCCGCCTGTTGTGCCGGGCTCAGGTCCGTTTGACTCTAGAAGGCTTGGGAGGTTTGAGAATTTAAATCAGGCTGATGACATGTCGTATTTCGATCTGATGATGGAACTAGAGAAGTCAGAGACTAGTGTGATAGATCAAGAAACGGCTATAAATGAAATGTCTAATGAGACAGAAGGATCTACAGGCGGATCAGGATTACAATATCATAAACAGCTGATGCAAGATGTTGCCATGGAGAATCTTTCTGTCTCACTAACAACTGAAGCATCTTCTCGAGAGAGAAAAGATATCGTGTTTGAAAAGACGTCAGATCAAAATAACATTGTCATGCAGATGTTTGAGGTTGCAGGAAGCAAGTTTACAAAGCTAGACGTGATCGACTTTGGTGAATTTAACATAGCAAGGACTCCGTTTCCAGGATTTAGGTCTAATAAGCGTGTATTTTTTATTGGAAAGGTATTTCTTAACACAGCAAGGATACCAACGTTTGTGAATATCTTTACGATGGTGATTGACTGATGATTATCAAGGATGTAGCATCAAGCTTTTTTGTTAAAAATGACACAGGCAGGGCTGAAATTGAATCAATCAGCTCGGATGAGAACGATATTCAATTTTTTAACTATGTTGTGACGTTTAAGGTTGATGCAAGAAACATAATACAGGGTGGAATCACAACGGCAAGGATGTCGATTAAAAATAACAAGACAGAGACAGCAGCCGGAATGTTTGACGGTGTCGACGGCCAGGACACGTCGGCTGTCATCGATGCTGTTCTTAATTCATCATCAGACACAAAGAAAGAGATATTAACAAATAGTGATAAGGATGTTCTTCTAAGGAAGAATGTTGATCTTACAACAATTGTGAGCAATTCTGTCGCTGGAAACCTTCACATGTTTAGTGACGAGGAGGCGTTTGGAACGAAGAGATCATCATCTCTTAGAACACCGTCATCATTGTTAAATTCGAGCAACTATCCCGCCATACAAAGGGTCCTAAGTAACGGCGTAGAGGAAAGGATAAACGGTTCTGGTCACTCTTTAAACCTAGACAATCTTAGTCTTGTTAAGGATCAATCTTTTTCTAGAAGCTTTAAGATGATGCTAAATGCAGGAGTTGATCCAGGGTCATCCTTAAATAAAAAGGCTAGAATATCTACGATTGAAAATTCAATGGAAGGAACATCTCGCGTTACAAGATCCTCAACGGGAAGATACTATATTGACCAGCTTCGAACAGCGATGATCACAAGTCTTGAAGGAAGTCACTCAAATAGAAATAGCGCTGCTGACTATGCAAGCGATCATGAGATACCGATCTTAACGGTATCTAATAAAAGAATAAAGGATCTAAATATCAAGTTTTCTCTGTCAAGCTGGCAGATAAACTCCTCTGCACTATTAAATGTTTCAGTTGATATGATAAATAGCAAGAACATCACGCTTGAAACAAAGGAGTTTGAGCTACAGCCTAAACAGCATTCACTAGACTTTACTATAACTGAATCTGATCCAGTTCTAAGATCATCAACATCTGAAAACGGAAGCGATGTTGTAAAGATTGCAGTTAATGATGTGAATGCAAGCGGTATGATGTTATTTGTGAGAAATATAAGTGAGACAGGATCCCTTCTTGATAGCGGATACGTTGCTAAATTAACGATTTCATCTGACGATGAAAGACCTCTTCATCCTTCTGTATATACGTCTACACAGGTGTCCGGAAAGGGAAACAGGTCAGGTATGTCTGTCTACAGGGCAGTTCAGAAGCTACCAGACGGTATGATTTTAGGAAATTTTTCCTCAAGATCAATATCAAGAGGAAGATTTTTAAGATATCACTGTACGATATATACGACATGCACTAACGATAGCATCTTTGTGTCTGTAAGGGACATTCCTGAGACAGTTTCATCGATTGAGATAATGAGAAGAGACCTGACAGTCAATCAAAGAACATATGAAAGCATCTATCAGCGTGACCTTCTCTTAGAGAAAGGCTTGGGAAATACGCCTGGTGTGTTTAATACCTCAGATAGAATTTCTATGAGTGACAATCTTGTCAAAGCAGATCGAACATATGAGTATCGCTGCATGCTTAGATATCGAAATGGGATTGAACAGCTCTCATCATCATCAAGAACTCAAAAATACACAAGACCCACTGGGCTAGCAACTGTTGGTATAACAGACGTAACAACATCGCAGGATAATGGATCAGCTAGCCATAGTGTTTCGTTTACCGTCTCAGGTCAGCAAATTGACTCTGCAACAGACTTTCTCGTAGAGGCAATTCAAAGTGCAGGACTGTCAGATCTCTTTCAAGATGACGTAGAGAAGATCAAAGATAGCCTCAAGAATGTTATCGTGTTTAATGTAGAGAGGTTTGATCAGACGTCAGGTGAGACAGTTAACTTAGGCGTATTTCTCGGAGGAAATGTAACTGATAACGATGCAGAGATAGGTCCTTCCTCTGGTAGAAAATACACGTATCGAGCAACGGCATTAATGAGGTCACCTCTTGAGCTAATTGAGGAGATAAAGTCATCACTTTCTGAATCAGAGATGACGCAGTCAGAGATAGATAATCCAGCAGCCAGGCTATCTATGTCATCAGATGAGGAGATTGATCCCAACTTTTCTGGTAAGTTCTATAGCAGGATCTCATTCAAGAGAGGAACCTTGGCATACGGATCAGCTCTTAGTGAGTCGACAGCACAAGATAGATTTGAAAAGGATTCGACCGGTGACTTTTTTGAGATTGATGTCGATCTGTCTGGAGGGATTTCTGTTGTTAGTTCACCGATGGCCACACAGGTGGGACAGAAAGGTGTGTTAGTTGAGTGGTCTGTTAGTGGAAATAGCAACATGATAGACTGCTTTATTGTCGTGTCAGTGAGACCTGACGGTAGATTTATCGCAGGAGCTTGTCATAACGTAAATAACAACGGTTCATATGTATTTATTGATAGAGACATGAAGGGATATGAGGGAACTGTTCACTATGAGGTGAGACCTGTGATGTTAGATGGAAGAGTTGGAGACATAGCGACATCAACTCCGATAACAGTAAGGATTGAGAGATAGACATGCCACCACTTCCAGGACCATTTGGAAACATGAACATACACCAGCAGAGCTCGTCAACTACTACGTCTACGACTAGCACATCTACAACGCAGACAAACACAGAAATACTTAACGGCCCCCTGGGCAATCAGTCAGCATCTTCTTCTACATCGCAGACTTCATCTACGTCTACATCACAGACTAACTCAAACATCTTTAATCTTTCGCAACAGTTGCAACAGGACAATCAGTCAGAATCTACAGGCGGCGGCTTTTCTGGAATAGGGGCCACTGTGCACGCCGCCATGACTGAAGGCGGTGGAAATATAATAACAGAAGAATTGTCTACAGGAGGAATAGGGGCCACTGTGCACGCCGCCATGACTGAAGGCGGTGGAAATATAGAGTTTTCTGCAATGACGCAAGGGGCAGGAGCATCTCTTTTAAACAATGCAGGCACTGGTTTGCTTTTAAGCGGTCCATCCGTCGGAGCTTCAATAGCTGAAGGTCCCGGTGCGATAACTGAGCAGCCACAGCAGTCTAATGCAGGTGCAGAGGGAACCTACTCTGGCATAGGAAATATATTTAGTGCCCTTGGCGGTGCAACTATTGGTTCTAATGTTCCTCAAAATATACAGACGGTATCTCACGAGACTGCTCCCGGTGGTGACACAGAGGTGACAACAGATCCACCAAGGCAGGGATTTTTACCAACTGCAGGAATTAGCTATAGCACGCCTGTCATCCTAGGGTCGTTTGAATTCATGCCGCCGTGGAAGACGGCACACAGATATGAAGGAAGTCATCTCTCCTCAGCAGGAAAGCTAATAGATCTTCAAAATATCCTAAAGCAGGCAAGAAATAACTCAATTAATGAAATTTTTCATAATTTTTTTGGAGTTTGGCCAAGCTCCACGGGCGGCGAACCTCTGAGGGTGACCGCAGCAGCGCCACAAGATGTTCAAAATTCTGTATTTGACGAGGCTAACAGGCTACCTTCTGTTAGAGATACGACAAGTGAGGAGTTAAATCAATATCTCGAAATTTTTTTGGCACTTGAGGAAATATCTCTATCATTAAACGTAAAGAGAAATTCTAACAAATATAGACAGATCTCTAATAGCACTGATCTTGTTAGTCATTTTGATAGATACGATGGATTTGGCGTTAGCATTGCTCAAAACACTAAGGCTCTTTATTCCTTTTTTCTTGAAACACTTAAATATTCACATGATTTTTGGAGCACATCTACAAAGACTGTTCTTGTTATGCAGCTATTTGCTGATCTTAGGGCTAGCATTTTACATTCTAGTCTTAATCTGTGGAATGACACAAGAACGATGCCTTCTCATGCAACAACAGTCGCAGGCTATGGTGGAACAAAGTCAAAAGTTAGATATGAGGCCCACAAAAGTTTAGGCAAGATAGAGTTTAGTGGATGGGATCCCGCAGTAAGTACATCACTGAGTCTAAGTAGTCAGTATTTTACCCAGGCTGATGCAAATAGCGTATTCAACACGCCTTCAACAGTGACATGGATAAACAAGGCCTCAGCAAATCTCCACTATGCAACCCGTGATTACTATCTCAGACTTGCGCTCAGTCACGGAACTGTTAGAAGTAAGTCTGCACAGCTTGGTCATCTAATTAGCCCAGGTAGTGCAGGAAGAGTTTCTTCACTAGTGGCAGCTCAAAAGATGTCTGACGTCTTTGACACGATCTTTGGTCCGATAGGCGGCCCCGAAAGCTCACAGATCCTAAACGCTGACCGAAACTCATCAAGTATCTTTACCGCTATATCACCAAATGTAGATGTAGCGACACCTGACCCGCCTGGAATTACAAGACAAATGCCGCTTCTCTCACACGATCGTCAGTCACTTATGCCAGGCGTGTCTCAGAGATTTATGGGTGGAAAAGACTGGTTTGTTGATTCTCAGCTCACATCAGATGACGGTGAAAGGTTAAGTCCTGCTAGATTTACAGGCTATGTTGATGATATATCAGATAAGATTGACACGTTGCAAGAGATGATTCTTCCAGTCATAACTGCCGGTCACATTGCAAATACAACATTTTTTAAAAAGATCATCCAGAGGTTGAAATACTTTATTGAAGATAAGGGTGAGTTAACAGTAGATAGAGGGCAAGGATTGACTGAGTCTAAACTATATCAGATAGGCTCCTTATGGATGTTCATGCTTGCAAATGATAACACTTACCTATTTCAGTTAATTTTAAAAATGATAATGTATAGAAAGGAGTATCAGCAGTATAGCAGTAGCAATAGACCCGCTACACTAGTAAGCAAATATAATCAAGCAAAGCAGGATCTTGCAGAGAGTATCTGGTCGCACTACAGTGATCGAGAAGTAAACTATGATAATAAGATGATAATGACTACGACTGATGCAAAGAGGGTCGGAAGAACATATTTGTCAAGAGGTCTTGTTTCAATACTTGCTGCTCCAGGTGAACGTGATAACCTTTATGTTTTAGATGCTGATGCTCCTTCTGGACAGCGTAGTCTTGAGGGAATGATCGGAACGGGCACATCGTCGTTTAAAATTTGGGACATGCCACTAGAGGCAGCAAGAAAATTTCAGATAGAGGCAGAACAGGATGCTAATGTTAATTTAGGAAGTTCTGATGACCCTGGAACTCAAAAATCAGATTCAAAAAACTTCAATACAGTTACAGGTGATCTTGGCGTCGGATATTACGGAAGAGTGGCAGTTGCAATGAAGGTTATGATGGAGATGCTATGTGATAGCTTGTTTGTAAACTTTTCATCATCTACCGCAGATGTTAATGCAAGTGTAGGTAATGATGGTGGCGGAGGCCAAGGACATCAGGCATATACATATCAAGCTGCGTCATTTGGATATAATTTTTTGAATGCAATTGCATTTTCTGAGGCTCTGGATGCCTGGTCAGATGCAGGAAAAACCGGTGATTACAGTAGTCAGTTGAAAGATAGCTTAAGAAACAGGCTAGACGGTGAACAGCTAAGGGTTGAGCCAACAAGCTTCAGCTCAGACATGGCTAGTCTAAGAGATGATCAAGTTCAAGAAGCGATATCTGATGCATTAAGAGTTTTTTCTAATATGTCTGACATTAAGATAAATCTTTTTAATGAGGATGTGCATATATTTAACATTCTTCACTATCTGCAAAAAATAAAGGACGTGCTAAATACGACATCGACATCAGTTCAGAATAGCTTAAATCATAGCAGTGGTCCCTACGCAAATACTTTGACTAATTTGAATACTGAAAGCGGCAGGTTTTTATGTCAAAACCTAACAAGAGATCAGCTGTCTTTAAGCGGAGCGCTATATCATTCTCTTCTTAGTCCGTCTCGTGAGTATCCCGCATTTCCTGCCGGCAAGACGATTCACTCTAAGCAGGTTCTAAACATGCTATCCTGGATGACACAAGACGTTTTCAGCCCAGATGCAATTCAAGTTGGCGGACGACCAAGAATAATGACTGTAGGTCTTCCGGCCGGATTATTAGAGTATCTTAGGGATGCATCAGAAAGTCAGACAGGTGACTCGTACTACGGTGATGCGACAACTATTAAGATAGTTGTTCACAGGCAAAATCTCGTTAGTGATAGTGAGAATCCAGGGCCTCTTGTATATTATTTTGACACAGCTAATCACATAGTAGAGGGAATCGAAGGACAGGATGACATGATAAGTCTCGCACCTAGTGATCCCTCACCCTATGGTACAGCAAGCATGCTAAATGATGCAAATATCAGGTCATTTCACATCTTAAACAAGCATGACGAAGTTGAAACAAAGGTATTGACACCCAATCCTGTTGACTTAGGTAAGTACGGTACATCAACTAATCTTAAAGATCATATAAGAAACAATCACTTGTCAGATCACTATCTAAAAATTTATCTTAAGACAGTGATGGGAATAGACATCTATGAGGATGTATTTCAACATGATACCGCTAGCACATTACGATCTGGACCAGACTCTGTGTCTCTTGGAACATCAGTTGCTAAGGAAGCCATTGTTGCTAATACATCACAGACATACGAGAAGGCAATGACGAGTGCGCTTCAAAATCTTAGTCAGTTTACGGTAAAGACGACAGAGGAGGCAATTGAATTTAGCAGATTGTCAAGTGAGATAGCAAGATCTTTACCCTTTAGCAAGCAAAAATATGCAAATAGGGTCCTCCAGGCTAAAAAATTTGATAGAGTTTTTTGCCTTCTTGTTCACGAACAGAACCCTTCGTTTATGTCTGGAGATGCTAACGACCAGACGCCGACAGGTGTACCTGTGATGATGGCCGAAGGTGCAATAAGACCTATCACAAATCAATCTAACACATCAGGTGACACAAGTAGCAGTTCTAATTTTGGAAATACGGGAAGTGATTCAAGTGAGATGTGGGGTGTTGATGATCCAAGCTATTATAACTTCTTTGTAACAGTAGAGCTTGCACAAAAGCCTTTAAGCCTTCATAGGTGATTAAACGATATAGACAGAATATCACGGACAAAAGATATGACAACACAGGAATTTTATAACAATACCTACAAGGGTATAACTCCAACAGATGGTGTTGAAGGTGTCGATTCAATTAGCAATAGCACGCTTCCCTCGTCATATCCTTCAAAGCCGGTAACACAGATCGACATACCAGAGGTGTCACAGCTAAATGCAGAGTTTAATTACGTTTATTTTATGCCTGATGAAAAAACAAATCAAAGCTCTAAACAGATAAACATATCAATTAACGATACAACAAGAGATGAGCTAGAGTTTTTGGCCGGCACAGATAGGGTTCCTCGATTTGTTAGGATCACATTTTCTCCTCCCTCGTTCAACACACTTGCTAGTGAACAAGGAGGAAATCTGTCATCTGCAGCGATGAATACGATATTTGAGAATGTCAAGGTGTCTGAGAATGTTAGTAATATAATGTTCGAAGATGCGATATCAAATACGTCATTTAGCAGTGTAAATCTAATGGATACAGGTGTTGATAGAAAATTTTATACATCTCTTAGCTCGTCAGCGGCGCTTTCAGGCTTTTCATCTCCGACAGCTCAGATGCCAAACAGTGTAACGTCTGTTGATCCTTTTTCTGTTCGATCTGTTCTTGGAAATCTACAGTCAAAAGGTGTAACATATTCTAAGACTGATATAAAGGAATCTGTTGTATCTGATCCTCTCTTACATGTTAGAAGTCTTCAGCTTGACTTCAATGCTAACAATCTGGTGTTTGGAACAATAGTTAGCGGTTCAATCATCGATAATATAAACGTATATGCAGATGAGCTAAGTGGAATACTACAGTCTGCTGAGTTTGTACAAAATGCGACAATTAATAGTGCAAATCCCACACAGGTGTCAGAGACAGATTATGAACCTGTTGTTATTCCGATTGATCAGGAGCTAGTCAATGCATCCGCTCAAGGAGGGACAAATGCCAACGAAGGGTCTGTTTTAATCGGATTTTTAATTCAAAAGTTTGAGATAAAGGGTGACGGAAGCCTGTCAAAAATGAGATCAATACCTGTTGATTCAGCAGATATTACATCAGTTATCGATACTGAGGTCATGTATGGAGGAGAATATCTGTATAAGGTTCATGCGATATCATTGTCTAGATTTGAAGCAAGAAGAATATCTACGTCGACAGCTGATCAGGTTGTTATGGCCAGCACACTAATAGCGTCATCTGGAATAAGCACAACTGTGATGTGCAAGGAAGACATGCCACCGCCACCACCAGTTGATGTGAGATTTAAGTATGATTTTAAGAAAGGGGGCCTGATAATATTCTGGGAGTTTCCAATAAACCCACAGAGAGACATTAAGAGATTTCAAATATTTAGACGAGGAAATATAAGACACCCATTTACCCTGATTAGAGAGTATAATTTTGACAATTCGACATCAATAACACAGCCTCTTGAGAGAGCACCGGCATCGATATCACAGAGAATGAAGCATCCTAAGAAGTCATTTAGAGATGCATATTTTACAAAAAGCTCAAAGTACGTCTATACGCTGGCTTCAATTGATGCAAGAGGTCTATCATCAAATTATTCTATGCAGCTTGAGGTGTCATTTGATAAATTAAAAAATAAGCTAAATGTCAAGATGATATCACGATCTGGTGCACCTAAATCTTATCCAAATTTATATCTAGATGGTGATGTGTTTGTCGATACAATGAAAGATTCAGGCCACAGTAGAATAAAAATATATTCTGATCCCGAATTTCTCAAGGTATATAAGAGAGAGGTGTTACAGACGCAGTCAGGAGGCTGGGATACGAAGAGCAATGATTTATCTTTAATTCGTGGACTTGATGAGTCAGAACCGTCTTATCCTGCATACAAGCTGCAGATTCTTAATACAGATCTTCAAAGTGCAAAAACAGTTGACATATATCTAAGTAATGTTAGAACAGAACCGCAGTCAGTTGCAGAGTCTTCAGCAAACGTTACAACGCTTGCAATGTTAGGAAATTCAGGTCAGGGTAGCTGAAGATAGATAAATAATTCTATTTACTGTGAATAATTAAGATTTGTATAATTATTGATAGAAGTTCAGGCACGGCCTGTTGAAAAAAGAGGTGTATCATCGGGTATCTTGATCATTCGACTAACAACATTATTCTCGACGCTGTTTTAACAGATGTCGGTCGTCAATTTCTAGCGAGAAATGACGGATCATTTTCTATTGTTAAATTTGCACTAGGGGATGATGAGATAGACTATTCAATTATTAAAAAGTTTGGTAGAACCGTCGGCAAGGAAAAGATTGAAAAGAACACACCAGTTCTTGAAGCGTTAACTAGGGGAAATCTTGGACAAAAGTACAGGCTGGTAAGCATTAGCAATCCAAATTTGACAAAGCTTCCTAACTTAACGCTCACAGGTGTGTCAGATAGCACGCTTTCACTCACAAGGTCAACAACTGCAGGTGACATATCAAAGAAGGTGACTGTTGAGCAAGCTGTGTCAGGTGGAGGTGTCTTGGCACCAGAGCTAACAGATGCTTCGTTTAAGGTGACAATAGATAATCTATTTTTGTCAATTCCCGGCGTAGGAGGTCCTGACTCTGTTAACGCTGATAACATTGCAACATACATTATACCTGCTGATCCCATAACAAACACATCAAACTTAGGCGCCTTAACCATGACAGTCCAGGCAAAATCTGTGTCAAATTCAGTTCACACGACATATAAGCAGAAAGGCGGCTCAGTTGTAGAAAAGGTTGTAGAGATATCTGGCATGAATTCAGGTGCATTTACAAGCTTCAAAGTTCAGATTTCGTAGGTTGGAGTTCTTTAAGTGGCTACATTTAAACAAATAGCAGCATCAGACATTAAGACAAGTAGATCATTTCTAAATCAACTTGTTGATGTGATCCAGGAAGATATATCTGGGTCTACAACAAGAAAAAAATATCAGGTATTTGTTACAGGCGGAATAGGTCCAGGTGTAACGTCGTCACTATTCCAAACAGTGCATGATCAAGATTTCACATTACAAACATCAAATCCGGTATTTGATATAACGATGGGCCTCTATAGCGGCAGTGCAACAGTTACAGGATCTGCGACAGGGCAGGATTCAGCAGGAAAGCTGCTATTCCCATCTCAGTCAGTGATGATGAGAGAGAAAGTTGACATCTACAGGCAGCATGCAAAGCTTCTTCTTGGTGATGCAAGCGCACGATTTACAGCACCAATTAGCAACGCTGGATCTGAAGACGGAATAGATGAGGCGATGTTTATTAACTTTAAGCGTCTGTTTACAAGAGATCAGATAAAGCGTGAGAGCTTTGCTATGAGATTCTTTGCAACTGCTTGCATTGATACCGAGGATACAACAGCTAGAAATGGATCTGTTGCAGGACCGGCGTATACGAATCTCAACAGAACGACGATAAGCGGATCAAAGATATTTGCAGACATTGGGGCAGCATCAAATCAAGAGACTACATTTGGAGGATCAGCTGGAAATATTGTTAATGCTGCTAATACTGCAGAGTCAGTCGGTGTGCTGTTTTATCAGCAAGGAACAGCCATATTTGACATGAAGAAGATCTTGTCTGGCGGACAGCATGTCTCTGGTGCAATTTCAGCGATGAATGAGAATAATCCGGGATCTGTCGGAACAGGAAAGATGGTTATCGGAGGAGGAACACAGGGAGGAACAGCAGATCTAAGCGGAAATGCTGATGCCAAGTTCATTCCAGATCTAGTGGTGTCGGCATCGATTGATGATATTGTCAATCATATCTGTGGCTGTAGATTCAGCTCAGGATCACAGACAGCAATAACATTCCAAAATATTACAAACATTAACTCTACGTTGATATTCTGTCGTGCTACAGCTGACGAGTTCAACTACTCAGCAAATCCAACCTATGTTGACTCTAGCAATGACATACAGGTGATCGAGGCAGGACAGGAGAGCACACAGAAGTCATTCTCATTCTTTACATCTGTTGGGCTGTATGATGCCAATGATAACTTGCTAGCTGTGGCTAAGCTTAGCCGACCAATTGAGAAAAATAATGAGAAAGATCTGACAATTAGAGTTAGACTTGATTTTTAATTTCTAATTGTGAGGTCATGTGTCTCTTATAAAGATACTATCAGAATTCTTTGAGAATACGTCTTTAACCTTACATCCAGATGTTACTTTTGTTTCGTCGTCAAAGGCAAGTGATCGCTCAAATAATGCACACACAGTGCCCAGTCAGATGTCTGGGTCTGTTAGCGTGTCTGCTAGACCTAGTCCATTTATCAAGGATGTCAAGGATTTTTCTATATCTGCAGAAAACAAAAACGCGTTTAGCTCACAGGGTCTAGGAGGATTTGCAGCAGAGGATGACCTTGTCGGAGCGTCAAGGCAGGTTTTAAGTGCGACCAGACAGCAACAGAGCGTCAATATTTCGTCTGTTATTGATGAATATATGTCATACGTTCATAGCGGTAATGTTCTCCCTAGAAATAGAAAGATGATCCCTATAAGAAGATATGGTGAAAATGATTTCTATTATGAGGTTAGAAATGCTAATTCTGACATGGCTTACGCATATGAGCAGTCCGCGATGTCTACAGGATCAATGATCAAGTCTACGATCAAGAATTCACTGATGCCATTTTATCGTTCAAAGTATGATTCCTGTGAGTACTCATATACAAACTATCACTCATTAAACTTTTTTACAGCATCAAATGTTCCTAGTGATTCTGCACTGATATATCCAAATTCAGGTGCGTTGAGAGGGTATAGCACCGTGACATCTCTCAGCCCAGGATTTGCCCATACCTTTGGACCGTATAGATCAGGGTATCTTAGAAAGCAGCTAGATCCAAGAGGTGGATCAGACAACCCAGATAATATGGTTCCGTACAGGTGGGCAGTATTTTCTAGCGCTGTACCGATTTTTAGTACAATTCCTCCATATACACTTAGTGGTTCATTTACATTTGACTTCTATATAAATCCAAGATATCATAATGGTGCATCAGATCAGGATTTCAAGCCTGGAACCATCATGCATCTTCCAAACAACTATGCTATATCTCTTGTGTCAGGGTCAGAGCGTGATGAAAATGGTCTGACAAAAGGATACAGGATACTGCTTCAGTTGGCAGAAAGCTGTGAACACTGGGAGCCGTCACAGATTCCCGTTGAGGTATCATCATCAAATTCAAAATATAAAAATCAGGTAGCGATGGCTGCACCACAGTCTAGTGAGTCTGGACTGATGTTTATCACACCAGATAACTCACTGCAGAGAAATCACTGGCATCATATATCGATTAGATGGGGAACGAATTTATTTAATAATGGTGAGGGAAGCATAAGGGTTGATGATGCATCATATCCATTTACAATAAACTCATCATCAATACAGCCTGGCGCTGGTTCGACAGCATTTAAAACAGCTGGTGCCTTATTTATTGGAAACTATTATAGCGGATCAGATGTAATTGATCAAAATGACAATGAGGCAGGGGCAAATTCAGCTAAATTTTTTAATTCGACGGCGGCGTCAAATGAGGGAGTTGTTGACCTGGGCTTCAAAGGAGACCCAACAGGATCAAAAGGCGATTCAGGATTCGAGCTAAACCATCCGTTAAATGCTGAGATCCATGACGTAAAGATATTTACAGAGTATGTTGATGATAACATCGTTCACAGCGCATCTATTATCGGGCAGACGTCAACAGGAAGCATGCTGTTTTATCTTCCACCATACTTTGTTAAGGAAAGTCGTCCGAGAAAAATACTTAAGACACCGTTTTTTGATAAAACTGCACAGACAAATACTCCATTTAACGTCACAGCGTCTCTTGCAGTCGGCGGTCATGTCTTAAACCTTGAAAACTTTGTTAGAGATTTCATCACAAACAATCACCCACGCCTATACAGGTTAACCGGTTCAACAGGCCCGACAACCACAAACAACGTAGGAAGCGATGTCGGCGTTGCCAGATCGCACAGCGATAATACAGAGTGGTCATTTAATGAGTATTTTTATGCAAGCTCAACAGGATCTCTAGCTGTTTCTAATTCAAAGTGGGAAGACGTTCTCCGCGGATCAGCTAGAAAGAGAAATCTAACTGTCTTACCGTGTGATAACGGTCTATTCTTTCCTGATTATGAGATCCTTAGAAGTGGCACGCTGCCTGAGTCTCTTATTAGCGGGCCTATGTCACGGTTTAAAGGTGATCTTGGAGATCTTAATCTAAGCGTAATTAACATAGATAAACTGATAGCGTCTGGTGGAAATCCAAGATTGTGGTATGACGGCATGGCAGTGCCCAGTAATGCATTTGCAAAAACTTTGCTCGGTGCAACACCTGAAAAGGCATCAGGAGCGCCTGAAATAGCAAGCCTTGCTGTTGCACAGAGAACTAGAGACGTTAGCTCTAATGAGATAGTGATATTTGACATATCAAATCTATACTATGGAAACAGAATACTCCCTGGAAGCTTCAAGATAGAGGACTACGATGTCACCGGATCTAGTGGTGCCGTCAAGATGACATTAAGTGACAATGGAAAAGGAAGCATTTACAGGTCTGATTCCCTGACGCCGCACCCTAAGTGGGCCAGCGTAGGAAATATTTTCTATGATGAAGGGATAGTTCTTATAAAATCTCCAAACATTCCGTTCTTTGGAAAAGATCAGTATAAGGTTAGTTTTAAGGGAGAGCAAAGCTCTCACATATTAACGATAAATGTACCGTGTGACGTAGGTCTTCATAATTCATCATCAAACCCGCAGTATCAGGTTGTGTCAGCGTCATTTGATGCAAATGATCATGATCCAAAGTTTGTATATATCGACGGAATAAACTTTCACGATGATAATTTAAATGTTATAATGAAGGTAAAGCTGGCACAGCCTGTTAAAAAGCGACGCTCAGATGAGATGCTCTTTAAGATAAGGGAAGATTTTTAATTAAAATGATACTTGGCCTCGATGTTTCAACAAGTTGTACAGGCTGGTGTGTTATTGATTATGACGGATCTCTTGTCGATATTGGGTTTATCTCTTTAAAAAAGATAGACGAAATGTATGATAAGGCATCAAGGGTTGCCGACGATCTGTCAGATGTTTTTAAAAAACACGCGATACAAAAAATCTTAATTGAAGAAAACTTACAGGCATTTAGACCTGGGCTATCATCAGCTAAGACATTAATGACTCTTGCCAGATTTAATGGAATTATATCGTATATCTGCTACGACAGGTTTAACATGAAGCCTGACCACATTAATGTCAACGTTGCTAGAAAGTCTGTCGGGCTAAAGCTTGATAGAAAATCTGATAAGACGACAAAGGAACAGATTCTTGAGTGGGTATCATCAAAAATTCCTGATCATATCTGGGAGACGAGAGTGCTAAAAAGCGGACCGAGAAAGGGGCAGACTGTTGTGTCAGAGGGGTGCTTTGATTCAGCAGATGCGTATGTCATCGCTAGTGCATATTCACATATGAACACGTGAAGAAATAATTGTATATTTTTAAAGTTATACATGAAAAGCATAAGTGAAAAAATTCGATTTGTTAAAAGGGTGTTTGGTCCTGCAATACTAGCAAGAGATGGAAAAAATATAGCTGTGATGTGTCCTGCGTGTGCATCTAACAGTAGACAGGTGAGAAAGAAAAAGCTTTCGATAAACCTAGAGACGTGGCAGTTTCACTGTTGGGTGTGTGGTACAAAGGGAAAGACTCTCGAAAATATAATAAAGAGATACATAGATGTCTCTCTTGCAAGACAATACGCGTCAGAGTTTTTAGGAAAAAGCCTGGAACCTACACATGAAGACGACATAGAGGAGAGTGTAAGGTTACCAGATGACTTTGTCTTGCTCGCTGATAGTCTTGATAGTAACGATCCTGACATAAAGGCTTGTATCAGCTATGTCTATGGCAGGGGTCTAAAAGATAGAGACTTTTGGTATTTTAAGTTTGGAACAGCCAGGTCCGGCGAGCACAGAAGAAGGATAATAGTACCATCATTTGATGAATTTGGTGATCTTAACTACTTTTCTTCTAGAACCATTGATAATAAGGTAAGGCCAAAGTATCTAAATTCAAAGCTAGACAAGACATCTATTGTGTTTAATGAGATAAACATAAGATGGAATGATGAACTAACGATCGTCGAAGGCCCGTTTGATCTTGTAAAGTGTAATTCAAATGCAACATGTCTTTTAGGATCGTCACTTAGTGAAAAATCAATGCTATTCAAAAGAATCATAGCCAATAGCACTCCAGTTCTATTAGCGCTAGACTCAGACATGGTGATCAAGACAGACAGATATGCAAGGCTATTGTCAGAATACTGCTGTCATGTTAGAATGGTAAGCCTTGATGAAGACACAGACGTGGGTGATATGAGCAAGAAAGACTTTTTAGCTAAGAGGGATGAGGCAGTTGAGTGGAATATGTCTGATTTTCTTTTAAGGAAAATAGGAAGGCTACAGAGTGGATCATCATTTTAAGATTATTTATTAGATGAGATGTTTTTGTAAATACCAGTACAGGTTGTGTAATATTATTGGACTTGTGCAAAATTTGAGTATATGAAAGTCATACATTTAGGAGATATTCACTGGCGTGGACTTTCACGCCACGACGAGTATCGAGAGTCATTTGCAGCCTTTTTTAAGATTGCTACAGAATTAAATCCAGATGTCATCTACGTCGGCGGTGATATTGTTCATTCAAAGACGCAAGGGATATCTCCAGAGCTGATAGACAACATCTGTTGGTGGTTTAGGGAGCTGTCGTCGATCGCACCTGTCCATGTGATTCTTGGAAATCATGACGGCCTTCTTTTGAATAAGTCTAGACAGGATGCGATATCACCGATACTGTCAGCATTAAATGATCCAAACATATATCTTTATAAGGATTCAGGAACATATCCCATAGTAGATCATCCTGGATTTAGCTGGAACGTATTTTCATGCTTTGATGAGCCAGGCTGGAAAGATGTCAAACCGACTGACGATGATGTAAATATAGCACTATTTCACGGATGTGTTCAGGGTTCTAAGACTGATTCAAATTGGGAGCTTGAAGGTGAGATAACAGCAAACTTTTTTGATGATTATGACTATGCTCTTTTAGCTGACATTCACTATGTTCAATTCTTAACTGATGATAAAAAGATAGCCTATTGCGGGTCACAAATTCAGCAAAATTACGGTGAGTCGGTCGGCAAGGGGTTTTTATTTTGGGATATCAGGGGAAAGGATGACTTCGATGTTTCTTTTCATGAGATACCACACAGTAAGCCATTTATAACGATTGACTGGAAGGGAAGCGTTAAAAAGACATTAATAGAATCTGCAAAGTATCCAAACGGTTCCAGGTTCAGGATACGATCTGACCAAAGTATGACACAGGCAACATCAAGACAGGTTCAAAATGAGCTGTTAACGTTTAAGTCTGCATCTGAGGTCGTGTTTAAGTCTGAAACAACATTTAATTCATCAGAAATTAACAATAAAAAAAGTGTAAGTGGTGATAATTTAAGAGATGCAAAAGCTCAAAAAAGGCTGATTAGAGAATATTATGATAACATTAGCCATAGAAAAGGAACATTTGATAAATTTGATAATCTAATTGACAAATATCTATCTCAAATAGTGTTAGAGGATGAGAGGCTAAGAAACGTAAGGTGGCAAATTAATAATTTTAAGTTTAATAATACGTTTGCATACGGTTCTGGAAATATGGTAAATTTTGATAATCTTCCTGGAATAACTGGAATCTTTGGAAAAAATACAAAAGGAAAGTCATCGATAATTGGATCATTGATGTATGGTTTATTTAACACTACAGACAGAGGTCCGATAAAAAACATTCATGTAATCAATAATAGAAAGAATAGTTGTAGCTCAACAATTGAATTTAGCATGAATGGAAAAAAGTTTAGAATAAAGAGAAAGACTGTCAAAAATACAACAAAAAAAAATGACACATATGCAACAACGAGCCTCTACCTATATGAGATTGATGACGCGGGCGACATAGTATCAGACCTATCAGGTGAGCAACGAAGAAACACTGAAAAGATTGTTAGAAATATGATAGGAACATCAGAAGATTTCTTAATGACATCTCTTGCGTCACAGGGACAGATGAATACGTTCATTAGAGAAAAGGCAACTGCAAGAAAAATGATATTGACAAACTTTCTTGATCTAGACATATTTGATAAGCTTCATGATTTTGCAAAAAATGACTCATCTGATACACGATCAAAAGCCAGACTGATGAAACATGAGGACTGGGACTCGTTAATTGATGATCAAACATCAATCATTGAAAAAAATAAAGAAAGTCTTGTGAATACTGAGAGTACGATAAAGACAAAAAGAGAAATCCTTGAGAGGCTAAGCATTGAGCTAGCAACAACAGGCGGAATTGATATTGTTACACCGTCTGACGTCAAAGACCACAGGGAGAAGGTTAACAAAAATAAAGATGAGCTAGAGTGTTATGAAAGAGACCTAAGAGTCTTAAGTGACAATCTAAAGAAAGAAAATGAAAGAATGCTAAGAATTAAGTGTGTAAAGAATGACTTTCCGATCAAGAAGCTTAGAGAGAGTTTGGCATCACAGACGTCTCTTGAAAAATCTTTGCTCTCACTTGAGCACGAGTGCGAGGTTCAAAAAAACATACTCAGTCGTCAGAAACGATCTGTTAAAAAGCTACTAGATGTTCCGTGTGGTGATGAGTTTTCATCATGTAAGTTCATTAAAGACTCTCACAAGGATAAAAAGAGCATTGAGTCACAAAAGCTTGCTGTCTCTAGTATGTCTAAAAATTTAACCAAGGCAACAAAAGCATTTGAAAAAATAAAGCTAGAGAACGTAGAAGATAAGATTAAAAAGTTTGATAAGATTTCTGAAAAGGAGGCCGAGATTCTTCGAAAAATTTCGAGCTTTGAAGTTGAAAGGGGCGAGTTGCAATCTAAGATATCAAATTCAGAAAGGATCGTTGATGAAAATTTAAAAATCTTAGATGACATGCTTATAAGGGTAGTTGACGAAGAGTCATCATCAGAGTGCATCAAACTTAAAAGCAACATTTCATCACTAAGGGATGAGATAGAGCGCCTAGATGAAAAAAGGCTGTCGTGTTCTAATGAGATAGCCCGTGCCAACGTTGAGATAACGAGGCTAAAGAGCGAAAAGAGTGAATTTAATAAGATACGAAGGGATCTCAAGATGTATGATATGTTTATACAGGCAATGTCAAAAAAGGGAATCCCACTCCAGATAATGATGTCCCAGCTTCCCCTAATAAATGATGAGATATTAAAGATACTCCAGGGTGTTACAGGTTTTACAGTTGAGTTAGTTGCAGATCCTGCATCTAATGCAATGGATATCTTTATTGACTATGGTGACTCAAAGAGGATAATTGAGCTAGCATCTGGAATGGAAAAGATGATGGCATCACTTGCAATGAGAGTTGCACTGATCAACGTTAGCTCTCTTCCAAAGACAAATATGCTAATTATTGATGAGGGGTTCGGTGCGCTTGATGAGACAAGCATTGAGGCCTGTAGCAGATTACTTGAGTCTCTTAAGAAGTGGTTCAAGAATATCATAGTTATATCACACGTTGATGCGATAAAAGATGCTGTTGATAACTCTCTTGAGATACTGAAAAATGAAAAGGATACGATGGTGTTCCATGAATGATGAAATTATCATCATTAACGGAAGAGAGTCAGACATAACCCCTTTATTCTGTCCTGTATGCAGATTTGTGATGAATAACTCTGATGACGATGTCTATTACACTAGATATAAATGTTGTTCAGACTGTGCTATCAAGTGGGCCGAACCAAATAGAGATCGCTGGATCGCAGGCTGGAGGCCGTTAGAGCGTGATCTAGATGTGGAAATTAAAAAAAGAAAGCTAATTCCTCCTAGTTTTCAAATCTAGACTTGATAAATACTTATATTGGGTGATAATAATGCTAAACTTTGAAGAAACTAATTGTATTGGACAAATTTTAAACGACACATTTGGCAAGAGCTCAACTGTAAAGTCTCCAACCATGTCAATTAAAGGGTCGCTCGCCGGAGAAGTACTAACACTAAAATATACCACAGTTGTTCATCTAGCATCTGAAAGAAATCTGAGAGATCAGGTTAAGGTTTTTGAGGAAGAATCTGTTAAGTTAATCAAGGAATACATCAAAAATATTAAAAAAGAATTCAAAAATGATGTAAGTAGATCTCTTAAGCTAAAAGAGCTGGATACAGATGACAGTGTCGAGATGATTACAACATCTCCTTACACACCAAGGAAGGTCGCCTATTACAGAAGGTCAACAAGGTTTCTCTGTGAATAATGACAAAAATAAACAAGACAAATCAGATAAAGGAGATCGTTAAGTCTGGTAAAGATCCTGTATACTTCTTTAACAACTATTTAAAAATACAGCATCCTGTTCGCGGTCTAATACAGTTTGACACATACCCGTTTCAGGATGACTGTGTTGAAACATTTATTGATGAGAGATTTTCAATAATCCTTAAGTCTAGACAGCTAGGAATGTCAACTCTTGTGGCAGCCTACTCTGTGTGGCTGGCATTATTTCAGAAAGATAAGAATGTTTTAATTATCGCAACAAAATTATCAGTTGCTCAAAATTTTATTAGCAAGGTAAAGACGATGATTAGAAGTCTGCCTAAGTGGTTAGTCTTACCTGAGATCGTCACAAACAATAAGCAGCTGATAGAGTTTAGTCACGGATCATCGATCAAGGCGATACCGACATCTGACGATGCCGGTCGATCTGAGGCGCTATCTCTTCTCATCATCGACGAGGCAGCATTCGTTAGAAATTTTGATGAGCTGTGGATGGGATTATATCCCACGATCTCTACAGGTGGTCGAGTCATCATACTATCAACACCCAATGGCGTTGGTGGTCAGTATTATAAGCTATACACTGATGCCGAGGCAGGATTAAACGAGTTCAGGTCGATAAAGCTTCCATGGAACATCCACCCAGAGAGAGATGAGACGTGGTTTAATGAGACAACTAAAAACCTATCGCAGAGACAGATCTCTCAGGAGTATCTCTGTGACTTCGCATCATCGGGTGAGACATTCCTGTCAGACAGTGAGATAGACTGGATAAGATTAGAGTGCAAGCCTCCCATAGATAGGGCAGGCAATGATATGAATGTGTGGATATGGAGATATCCGCTATCAGAGCATCAGTATGTCATATCTGCAGACGTCTCAAGAGGTGACTCAAGAGACTATTCGACATTTCACGTGATAGACGTTACAGAAGGTGAGTGTGTTGCAGAATATAAGGGAAAGATACCCCCAGATAAGTTTGCAGAGCTTTTACACGAGTTCGGCCACAGATATAATAAGGCATTACTATGCCCTGAAAATAACAGCTATGGGTACGCAACTGTTTTAAAGCTAAAAGAAATGCAATATCCTAATCTTTATCACAAGAGAAGAAAGGCAGTGTATGTCGGGGACTATGTGCCCAGCAAGGATAGTGATATCGCAGGATTCACAACCTCAGGAAAGAGTAGAAATCTAATTCTTGCAAAACTCGAAGAGGTAATAAGGAATAAGCAGATAAAGATCTACTCAACGAGATTTTATGACGAGCTAAAGACGTTCGTGTGGAAGGGTCAAAAGGCACAGGCGATGAAGGGGTACAATGACGATCTAGTTATGAGCATGGCCATCGCGATGTGGCTATATGATGCATCTTCAGAGTACAGTCAGACAGCATCGTCTCTTAACAGCGCAATGCTAAAGGCAATGTCTGTGTCAAGAAACACATACGACGACATGCCCGGTGCGATCACAGAAGGGAGGCCATATAGCTCTGCAACAAGAGATCCAAAGGTGCAGCCAGATGACTTCAAAAAGAGCAAGCTGTCAGGTGAGTGGAATAAGAAACTAAACATTCTCTCAGAGTGGGAATGGGTGTATAAGTAGAGAGAGGGACATAGATGGCTGATAAAAATTCACAGAGTCTATTTAGAAGGCTAACACTTCTATTTAGAAGCGGCCCTGTAATCAAGAGAAGGGTGAAGGACTTTGAAAGCGGAAGCGGCACCTCGTCAGCATTTGACATGTTTCGAAGAAATCAGAGTCACGTGTACAGCACTGCAATGTCTGCGTATGGCACGTATGATAGAATGGCGAGGTATTCGGATTTTTGTTTGACTGGTGATACTTTAATAGCAACAAATACTGAAGAAGGTGTAATCTCTATTCGAGATATTGTATCTAAGTTTGAAAATGGAGAAACAGTATGTGTCTTTTCATATGATAAAGAAACAGATTCAACTGTATTAGCTCCTGTAGAAAATGCCTGGCAAACCGTAGAAGATGAAATATACGAAATAACGTTTGATAATGGTACTACACTTAGATGTACGGGAAATCATCCGATTATGCTTCGTAATGGTGAGTATTGTCGAACAGATGCGATCCAGCCCAATACAGCTGTTATGCCATTCTACAGGAAGAAGTTTGATTCTAAAAGAACTGGTGGAAATTATCGCTGGGTTTACGGTTTTTCAAGGGGGTGGAAGCCAGAGCACGTATTGGTTGCAGAATATTCAAATAATCGTTCAATAGAAAAGGCCGATGGATTACATGTTCATCATAAGAATTTTATAAAAGAAGACAATAGAATAGAGAATCTTGAGCTAATGGATGCTAAGGAACACCTAGCATTGCATGCAAGAATCAACAATAAAAGATTTGAAGATCCGAAAGAAAGAGAAAAGCAATCTAGCCATATGACACTAAGATGGTCTCTTGAAGGAGATCTTCGTAAAAATCAAAAAGAAAATCTTGCGAAAAGAAAGCTAACTGACGGTTATAGAAAAAATGTTGCAGAAACGATCCTTAGAAATAAAACAAACCCCCCCGGTACAGGAAACAAAGGCAGGCAAGATCAAAAAGCGTTACAAAATGCAAATGCAGATAGATCTTTTACAGCTCAAAATATTTATGATGAATATGTTTCTGGTGATACACTGACGGTTTTGTCTAAAAAGCTTAACCAATCTAAGTATAAAGTTTTAAATAGATTAAAATGGGAAGGATATAAGTCATTTGATGATTTTGAATCATTGTATGTTAATCATAAGATCATAAATGTAGTTAATACACACATAGTAGAGCCGGTATTTGACATAACTGTAACAAAAACACACAATTTTGCTGTCTGTGACACAAGTACAAAAAAGGAGATGTGTTTTGTTTCAAACAGCGAAATGGAGTACACACCGGAGGTGAGTTCAGCTCTGGATATCTACTCTGAGGAGTCAATTGCTGCAGATGAACATGGAAACGTTCTACACATCCACTCAGACAACCAGACGATTAAGAAGCTACTACATGAGCTGTTCTACGATACTTTGAATGTTGAGTTTAACATGACGTCATGGGTTAGGAGCCTTGTCAAGTACGGTGACTTCTTTCTCTTTAATGACGTGTCACCTGAGCACGGTGTTATCAACGCATATCCGATGCCTGTGAATGAGGTCGAGAGGGAGGAGGGATATGATCCTGATGACCCACTAGCTGTCAGATTCAGGTGGATAACCCAGGGAAACCAGGCGCTGGAGAACTGGCAGGTCTCACACATGAGACTATTAGGAAATGATGCATTTCTTCCTTACGGGTCGTCTGTTTTAGAGTCTGCAAGAAGGATCTGGAGACAGCTAATTCTTGTTGAGGATGCGATGCTCGTGTACAGGATCGTTAGGTCTCCTGAGAGAAGAGTCTTCTACGTTGATGTTGGAAATGTCCCACCAGAGGATATTCCCACATACATGGAGCAGGTGCAGTCGACACTAAAGAAGGCGTCTGTTGTGGACAAGGACACAGGGCGCGTCGATTTGCGCTACAACCCGCTTTGTAACTCATTGAACACACTTCTATTCCTGCAAGATGGACGAAACATTACTCTTGGAGATCTAATTGAAGAAAGAAGTAACGGCCAAAAAGATCAATGGGTATATTCTATTGATCGCGATGGAAAGAAATTAGCTCCTGGCCGCGTAATGTGGGCGGGGATAACAAAAGAAAATGCAAAATTAGTAAGGGTTCATTTAGATAACAATAAATGGCTTGATGTAACTCCTGATCATAAATTCATGCTTCGTAATGGAGAATACTGTGAAGCACAGAATCTAAGCGAAAATGATGCATTGATGCCACTATACAAGCGCTGGTCAAAGAAAGGTGATGATAAGCGAGTAATTGATGGATATGAAATGATCTATGATCCATATTCACAAAATTATGTTTATACACATCGAGCAAATATAATAGCTGAATCTGGTTTTGAAGCAATTAAAGGAAAAGTTGTTCATCATGTAGATTTCGATAAAACAAATAACTCTCCTAATAACTTGCATCCATGCACATGGAAAGAACATCACAAGATTCACGGAGATTACTGCGTAGAGAGAAACAAGTCGTCCGCTGGAAGAAAAGCATCTAGAAAAAACATGATCAATCTTTGGGAAGCTGGAAAGCTAAATCCAGAAATTTATACAAAGATGTGGCAAAATAGTGAAATAAGAGAAAAAAGAGTAAATGCTCTAACTCTTAAAACAAATTCTGAATTAATTCACCATGTAATCCAAGCATTAAATGAACTAACAACGTCTGCTAGAGAATATGAGGTAAGAACCTGGTTAAATAATGACAATAATTTTACTTCTTATCTTAGGTCTCTGAATGAAAATTTTGAAAATGGATTTAATGATAAATTGTCAAAAGGTCAATTCATACAGCAACTTAGAAAAAATGGGTTCAAGAATCTAAGAGAAGTAAAAGATTATTATGCTTCATTACGTGCCCCTTGGAAAGAAATAGAAATATATGCTAGTAACAGTATAAACATTTCTAGAAATGACATAATCAGGCATTTTGGAATAAGTCGATATGATTTTATGAGAATACTGCAGTCGCACGGGTATACTGGTAAATCATTTGATACAACCTATCTATCTGGCGGAAAATTTAATAAGCCAAATTCTGCATGCCGGGGCTGTGATACAGATATAAAGAGCTATAAAACATTTTGCTCACAAGATTGTTACTGGACGTGGATGTCTGGAAAAACACGATCTGAGATGAAACAAGCTGCTTCGTATGCTAATCATAAAGTTGTATGTGTAGAGGTTCTAGATCATACTGAGAATGTAGGTGCAGTAACAATTGAAGGTTACCATAACTTTGCAACTCCGGGCGATTCTAGATGCTTTTCTGATGATCAGAGAATAGAATCTGGGGTTTTTATTAAGAATTCGGTCGATGAGGATTATTATCTTCCCGTTCGCGGCGGAGAGTCAGGCACCAAGATCGATACACTTGCCGGCGGGGCAAATGCAACAGCTATCGAGGACGTCGAATACATCCAGAAGAAGCTATTTGCAGCGTTAAAGATTCCTAAGGCATATCTAGGCTATGATGAAGGCCTGGGTGCAAAGGCAACACTATGCCTGAGAGGAAATACAGAAATATGCCTTGTTGACGGAAGAAAACTTTCTATTCTGGATATTGTAAATGAATTTAATGATGGCAAAAAGTTAAAAGTTTATTCATATGATCATGATAATAAGAGAACAACATTCGGAAATATCACAAACGCGTGGGCTACAAAAGAGGTCACTGAGCTTTATAGAGTTACACTCGACAATGGCAAAATTGTTGAATGCACAGATAATCACCCGTTTTTAATGAAAGATGGTCTATACACAAATGCAGAGGACTTAAGTATTGGTGAAAGCCCGATGACACATTGTGAAGACAATTTATTAGAAGATAACATTAATTCCAACCATAAGATTGCAAATATTGAGATAGTAAAGCTAGATGAGCCAGAGTTGGTTTATGACATAACTGTTGACACACATCATAACTTTGCTCTCGCTGCAGAAATATTTGTTCATAACTCTCAAGAAGACATACGTTTTTCAAGAACCATTGCAAGAATCCAGAGAACAATAATTGCAGAGATGAATAAGATAGCTATCATTCACCTGTTCTGCAATGGGTTTGAGGGTGAGGATCTTCTAGATTTCACATTACAGCTATCTAACCCAAGCACTATCGCACAGCAGCAGAAGCTAGAGCTGTTTAGGTCAAGATTCGAGATCGCAGGGTCAGCATCCGGAATAGAAGGGCTTGTTGACAGAGAGTGGTTAAGAAGAAACATCTTTAACATGACAGACGATGAGATAGATAAGATCTCCAAGGGAAGGTTCGGTGACAGGCTGATGGATCTCAAGGTCGAGGCTGTCCACCTACCTGGTGATGAGCCAGAGGGAGCAGATGAGCTAGCAATGGGTCCAGAATCTGAGGAGCCTGAAGATGAGGAGCCTGCCGTAGCTGATCTAGCCCTTGCGGGAGATGACAGAAATAGCTCTGGACTTGACCTTCTAACATCTTCTGGAGTCAGGGAGTTCGACGAGATTGATCTTGGCTCTCTATCAATTAGGGATGAGACATCTCCGATAACAGCACAGGGAACGGTTGATAGGCTCTCTGAGGTTGTTGATGACGATGATGACGACGACGATAAGACACCGGCTGAAGTTGAGGATGAGAAGAGAAAACGTAGAAGAGGTAGAAACAATAATGACACAGATCATTCTCGGATCGTTTCACATGACAGAAATAACGCATCTGACTCAATCACACACCCATTTGGGATGAAACAAAAGAGATATCAAGACAGATCAGACCTCAGAGGACTTGTGAGGGTTTCAATTCCCACCCTGTCTGAGATGGATGATGCAGAGTTTATGGACATGATAGATGATAAGATAGAAACGCAGAATAAAATGACATCAGACGTAAGGTCGTCATTAAAATCTCTTGGGAACACCATAAGTAATCGTAGAAGGGTGATCTCTGAGAACGATAATTCATCAGAGGAGGATTGATTCCAAAATGGCAAGATCTCATAATAAGAAGAGAAACATCGGAATAATATATGAGCTTCTTCTCAGAAACATATCTGACTCACTGATCAGAGGCGACAAGGCAGCGGCAAAGACGGCCCTTGATATAATTGAGAGAAGGTTCCACAAGTCAACGGAGCTATATAAGGAATTCAGGCTGTTTAACGCGCTTGCAAAGACGACTGTTAGTGACACACCTGTTGCAGCAAGCATCCTAACAGAGGCCAAGTATGCTGCAAGAAGATGCAACACTAAGCGTCTTGATCGTGAGAAGTCAATGCTCATAAGGGATATCAATCACACGTTAGACGATAAGAGCTTCTATCACAGGAGAATTCCAGAGTATACGACGTATGCCACAATTCAGACGTTATTAAATGAGTGGAGGAAAAGCGATAGATCAGATCTGTCAAAGGTTGTTCAATTTGAGTCAAAGGTTGTTGAGTGGCTGTTGTCAGAAAAGGTCGAGAAGTCAATTGAGGAAAATATTAATAACGATGTGGATGAGCTAGTTATTAAGCTGATGACAGAAAAGTTCAACAAGAGATACGGCGGCTCTTTAAGTAACGATCAGAAGACATTGATTAGGTCATATGTGTTTTCATCTGAGAGCGGGTGGAACGGTATGTCAATAAGTGAGACGCTATTAGAGATTAAAAGCAACACGATTAGTGAGCTTGATAGGCTTAAGCGTAGCACAGATAATAATACAATCCTTGAAAAGATCGATGCAGTTAGTGATAAGGTTAGTTCTGAACAGACAGAATCTGTTTCTGATGAGGTGATATCTAGATTCCTAGTCATATCACAGCTAAAGAATGAGATAGTAGAGGAATTAAATGGAAAATAAGCTACAGCTTCTTACTGAGTGGACTCCGCTACAGTATAGTGCACAGACAATTAAAGAGTCAAGAGATAGAAATGGCGGAAAGGTTGTTTTAAAGGGCGTTTTGCAACGTGCAAATACGGTAAACCAAAACGGAAGGATATATCCTATATCGATTCTTGAGAGAGAGATTCTTAATTATCAAAAATTTATTAAGGAAAATAGGGCCTTGGGTGAGTGCGTCGATGAAGAGACTCAAATTTTTACAAAGAGAGGCTGGTTAAACTTCAAAGACCTAAGACCAGATGATAGAGTATTTACATTAAATACAGAAACAAATGAGCTAAAAGAACAAGAGATACTTCACATTACAAATAAGCACTATAGTGGAAAAATGCTTCATTTTTACAATGCTAGATCTCTTGATATGAAGTTAACGCCTGACCACAAGGTGCTGTTATATGACAGGAACAATAAGCCGACGTATATGACAGCACAGTCAGTTTATGATCTGTATAATGAGGAATCAAGCTGGTTATCACACTGCGGTTTAAGCTTCAGGTCAGAATGGGTTGGAGAAACTCCAGAGATATATAACATACCTGGAACTGACTTAAATGTCGATCCTCACGTCTGGGCGGGCTTTATGGGAATATACATTTCTGAAGGCTGTGCAGCTGGAACAAAGAGTGGTTATTCTTCTTCTAATAAGGTGCAGATAACACAAAAGAAGGCAGAGAACGTAAAGATGATTCGTGATCTTCTTAGGGATATGCCGCTAGAGTGGAGAGAATGTGCTAGAGCAGACGGTGAAACAATTGACTTTACATGCTCTCATAAAGGCTTGCACAGCTATCTTTATGAGCTAGGGCATAGTTCACAAAAGAGAATACCGGATGAGATTCTAGAGTGGTCTAAAGAGCATCTTGAAACATTGATGACGTGGCTTTTGATAGGTGATGGAAGAAATAGAGTAATTAGAGGAAGGCTTGTTAGAGAGTATTGCACTACATCTCCTGAGCTTGCTCAAGATGTGAGTGAGTTATTTATGAAGCTTGGAGTTGGAAGCAACACGAGATCATATTTACAAAAAGATAGAGAGATTGAGCCTGGAAGGATGATTCTTGCTGAGAATTCAAAGCCAATGTGGCTGATATCTGAAAATCATGCAAAGCACATTGGTCTAGACCTAAGATTCATGAAAATTGATGAAGTTGATCATGATAGCAATGTTTACTGTGTTACAACACCTAATGGAAACTGGATGGCACGAAGAAACGGCAAGCAATTTTGGACAGGTAACTGTGATCATCCAGAACATAGTGTTGTTGAGTTAAAAAATGCATCTCACATTATTCGTGAGGCAAGGATGGAAGGTGACGCCGTTGTTGGATCAATTGAGCTACTTAACACACCCAGTGGAAAGATCTTACAGAGCCTGGTTGAATCTGGCGTGACTCTGGGTATTTCATCTAGAGGTGTAGGGTCTACAAGACAGCAAGGAGATAGCCAGATCGTCCAGGAAGATTTTCAATTAATCTGCTTTGATATGGTATCTGAGCCAAGCACGCCCGGTGCTTTCATGCTTCGTGAATCAAGAAAGATAGATCAAAAAGATCTAGATAGGATTTTTACTAAGACGGATAAGATTGATAGAATTTTTAATGAAATTTTATCCTGGTAGAAAAGATGAGTAAAAGATTAAGCAAGGGTGACTTAAAGGGAATCGTCAAGGAATGTCTTGTTGAAATATTGCAAGAAGGTCTTAGCGGGACATCAATCATCCAGACATCACGTGTTGAAGATCGTTCACAGATGACAACGATAAAAGAGCCCAAGGTGTCAGGTCGGTCACAGTCACTTGATAGAATAGAGTGGGGTCAAAATAGAGACGACAGCCAGGATGAGTCAGTCCTTGCTGAATCAGCGGCAGCAGCGATGACATCTGATCCTGTCATGGCGTCAATATTTAAAGATACAGCTCTTACAACTCTCCAGGAGCAGGCATCGTCAACGAGAACTGGTCCGACAAGCGACAGGGCCTCGATGATTGCAGCACAGAGTGATCCCCTCGATCTGTTTAGTGAGTCAGCTGGAAACTGGGCGGCACTAGCATTTTCAGATAGCACAAATAAGTCACGGTAGACATAATAGTTTTTAAATTCTAGAATATGTATTTCATGCATATATTAGGAGAATTATCATGTCAACTGTAAAGAAGCTAACATCTGATCTTTTAAAGCAGATGGTTCTTGATGAAAAGAGAAAGTTAGAAGAGTCTGGGCTTCCTGGCGCATCATCTGACGATGCAAAAGAGGTCGATGCTGATTCTCTTGCAGGAACACTATCTCACAAGATTGACCATGCCAAAAAGCTAGGATTGGCTGAGGCGAGATTAATCAAAAACTTAAAGCGTGTCAGGCGAATTCGAAATGCGATCAAGTCGCAGATCATGAAGGATCTATAAGATGCCTGAGGTTAAGCAGATAACAGTTGAGGCAGCCCCTGCATCAAAGAGCCCGCTAGGTGCCAGAAATGAGAATAACTTGCAGAAGTCATTTTCGTCATCACCTATTTACAGCGGTGACCTCACCGATGACGAGAGAAGAGAGGAATATGAAAGCCTGGCATTGAATGGTGAGGTGCTAAACGGCCTCGGAACAAATTCATTTAACAGGGACTTCATTGGAACATCAAATGATCCAACTCCTGTTCTTAGTGATGTCAAGACAGGCGGCGGCGGACTTCCTTCGTCACCGTATGTTCCAAACATCACATCCCCTGGTCCAGGTAGTGTATTTCCAAACGATCAGGCGCCTTTTGAAGGTGACCTGCCTGAGAGCGGTGTTGAATTTGGATCTGGTCTTGGTGGCCAGACGTCACCTTCTGATACATCTGGAAGAATAGCGTCACAAAAAATCGGACAGTATATTTCTGGAAGGTCATATCAGGGCTCAGACGGCAAGGGCTGATGCCTAAACAGAGCTATTATAATCCTGGAAACTATGACTCAAGACAGGGCCACGGTTACGGCAAGTCTCAGTCTAAGATCCCGAGCATGGGAACCGGACTGGGATCTGAAAGACCGATATCTGGAGAAAGCGGAATCTATGTCGAACCTCCGAGATATGAGTTTGATGATGACGAGGAGGATGAGTTCTTTGATGAGATGTTTGATGATCTAGACGATGTCGATGACTTCGTATCAAAGATAAATCAAGTCCATGTCAGGGCCGATCCTAGCAGAAGGGCTGATAGAGCATCATTTGCAACCAATCAGAGATTTGATCTTGCACCCCTTGCAGAAAAGGGAATGCCAAAGGCGTCATCTGGAATAGCTCCGTTCTCTCATAACGTTTTATATCCTAAAGGCTTCAGCGGCCCGCCAATCGGAACAGGCGGTTCAGGTCAGGCATTTAGAACAACAGGCCCACCAAAAAGAACTGGCACTGTATATGGAACATCAAGAGCACCAGTGAATGATCCTGTTGATGATGACATAAGTGCATTTGAAATATCTGACATCTTGAGTGATGATGAGAGATCATTAATAAAACAACACATTAGAATACTGATGCTTCTAGATGATGAAGATGAGTAATTTTATTAATTTGCATAATAATTAAGTAATGACGAGGGAAAAAATGTCAAAGTCACTTTACGATGAGGCAATAGCTGAGGCAAGAATGCTCCGTGAGACAGCGGAACAAAATGCAAAAAATGCTATTATCGAGGCTGTTACACCAAAAATTAGAAAGTTCATAGAGGAACAGCTTGTTAGTGAGAACAGTGATTCTGATGATGATGACAGCCATGTTCTTACAGGCTCATCTGACGATGATGACGACTCTATTGAAAATCCAGGCGGCGGAGACGATGTTGATGAGATAACAAGGCCTCTTCCTGTGTATGAGGATGATCTAGATGAGGTTTCTCTTGATGAGACGGCCTTGATGTCCTTAGTTGAGTTGTTAGGTGGCAATGAGGCCGCAGAGGCAATGTCTTCTGATGTGACGGAAGATGCAATGAGATCTGCTGTTAATGAGACATTTGACTGCTTATGCGATGATGAGAAAAAGAAGCTATTAGCTATTGCTAATAAATTTAATGAAAATGCTGACCTTTTTAACAGTGAAGTAATAAATATTCAAGACGATTCACAAATGGAGAATCAAGATATGTCTAAAAATGACGATGTCCTTTATGAAATTGACCTAAACGCTCTTGAGAAGGAGTTTAACCTAACAGAAAACAGCTTAGACGAGGTGAGCCTTGAGCTAGACCTTGGTGATGTTGAGCTGTCTGATGATCTTCGTGATGCATTATCAACAGCAAGTGTAAGTGTTGTTGAGGATGAGGAAGGAGAGGATGGTGATGTTGAATCAGTTGAAGAACCTGAAGATGTGGAAGGAGAGGAGGATGATCTACCTGACCTACCTGACCTACCTGATCTTGAGGAAGAGGATGATGTCTTATATGAGATCGATGAAGGTGCTCTTCGATCTGAGCTAAAGAAATTACGTGACCAGCTCTCTGAGGGCGAGGCCAAGGCAATGGCCCATCACTTCGGCGGCGGCAAAGCCGGCAAGGATGCACTCGAGCTAGGTGACAAGGATATTAACGTTCTAAAAGAGATGCGAAAATTAAAGCGCAGTCTTAGCAATGAGAGCCGTCAGAATCGAGCTCTTAAAAATAAGCTCAACGAATACAGAAGTGCCGTTGAAACACTTCGTGAGCAGTTGACAGATCTGAATTTGTTTAACGCAAAGCTTCTTTACGTAAATAAGCTTCTTCAAAATCCAAATGTCTCATCGACACAGAGGAAATCAATCATCGAGTCTCTTGATGATGCGAGAAGCTTAAGAGAGGTGAAGCTGCTATACAAGAGCCTGACGGAATCACTTTCAAAAGGCAAGTCAGAGAATCTATCAGAATCAACAGCAAGAAGAACACTTGGTGCTTCCTCAAGGCCGACGAAACGAGCATCAGCTCAGCTATCAGAGGCAACAGAGGTTTCACGATGGGCTAAGCTTGCTGGGTTAAAGTAAAATAACAGGTAAATAACTTAACAACTGCTTAACAAGGAAAGATAATGGCAAAATCATTTACACTAGAACAGTTGACAGAAGGCATCAGGCAGAGAAATGTCGGTGCTGAAGGTCAACGACTGATTGAAAAGTGGTCTAGAACAGGTCTTCTTCGTGGTCTCGCTGATCACAATAGAGAGATCATGTCTCGACTTCTTGAGAATCAGGCTGCACAGCTGTTAAGAGAGCAAAACTCTCTGTCAACAGGCGCAGCAAACATGACAACATCTGGCGATCTTCGTGGTTTCACAAACATCGCCTTCCCGATCGTCCGCAGGGTCTTCGGTGGTCTCGTATCTAATGAGTTGGTATCAATTCAGCCTATGAGCCTTCCCTCTGGTCTGCTCTTCTATCTGGATTACACATATGGAACCCGCATCGGCGGTGATTCAAATCTCCAGACAGGTGCCGCAGGTGCAGCAAATGCGCAGACATACGGTAAGGGTCAGTCGATCTACAACAACCCCACAGGCAAGGGTGTCCAAAGCGGATCTTTGGCTGTCGGTGGTCAGTATGATCTAGTTGGAACATCGTATACCAAGGTTCACAGCTCATCTATTGTTCAGACATCAAACGTCTTGGCATCAGGTGCCTTCCAGGGTAACTCAACGTTACAAGATGGTCGCGTCTGTGCATCAACGGGTACTGACGGTCGACTTCTACAGTTCGATCCACAGCTAACAAACCTCATTGACGATGACACAGCACAGAACACAACTGGTGAGTTCCAGTTCGTGATTCTTGATCTAGCCTCCTCAGTGTTCAACTCTATGGATACAACACAGGCTAAGGATGTCTCACTGTTCACAGATGCTGACCTCGGTTCAGATCAAGGCGGAGGCGGAAACGGTCTTTCAGCCGTACCTGAGTCAGTTCAGGGTGGCAAGAACCTTGTTAACGTCAGACGTCTGAACCAGGTGGGAACATATGCTAACGGTCAGTTCACGTCAGATCCTCTCATTGGAAGAACGTCTGCAAATGCCGCTCTTCTTGTTGTTGTTACAGGATCTCACAAGGCCCATCCGGCTGGTGTTGCTAACCTAACTGCATCATACGCATTGGCTGCGTCACTTGACATCGATACATCTGACGGCTCTGCTCTCACGATTCCATCGTTTGAGTCTGATTTCGCGTCATCGCCCTCCCCGGCGATCCCTGAGATCGACATCAAGATCGAGTCAATCGCTGTAACAGCTCAGACACGCAAGCTACGTGCTCGCTGGTCACCAGAGCTCGCACAGGATCTTAACGCCTACCACAGCATGGATGCTGAGGTCGAGCTAACACAGATCCTCTCTGAGCAGGTAGCTCTTGAGATCGACCGTGAGATCCTAAACGATCTCCTGGTCGAGGCAGCAGGTGCTAACTACTACTGGTCACGCATGCCAGGTAAGTTCGTTAACAAGACAAACGGTACAGAGGCTACTCTTTCTAGCACTCTAGCTTCCGGTCCTAGCTTCACAGGTACGGTCCGTGAGTGGTATGAGACGCTAGTTGAGACGATCATCGATGTCGCTAATGAGATTCACCGTAAGACTCTTCGCGGTTCTGCAAACTTCATCGTTTGCTCACCTGAGGTGTCAACGGTATTCGAGGCATCAGTTCTTTACAAGCCTAACTACAGTCTTGACGGCGACGGTCAGGTTGGTAATCCGTTCACACTCGGTGCAGCTCCGGTCGGTACGCTGAGCAACCGTTTCACGGTCTATAAGGACCCCTACTTCCCACGCAACAAGGTTCTTGTTGGTTATAAGGGCGGTAGCTACCTTGAGACAGGATACGTTTACGCTCCGTACGTACCATTAATTGTCACACCGACGATCTTTGCTCCAGAGGATTTCACGCCTCGCAAGGGAGTGATGACTCGATACGGCAAAAAGATGGTTCGTGCTGACTTCTACGGCACTGTGACGGTGCTTGATCTCAATGTGATCTAGAAAAAGTTCATCTAATGAACGGGGAGGGAGCTTTTGCTCCCTCCTTTTTTATTTTAAGTAGTTTACAAAAATCTATTCATACTATATTATTACTATGTAGAGGTAAATATGGTAGAAAAAGTAAAGTGTGAATACTGCGATAAACTGCTAAGCAATACAAAAAGATCAATAGGGTCGCATATCGGTTATTGGCATAAGGATATTGCAGAAAAGCTATATGACAAGAGTGTTGAGTTTAAATTGTCTTGTAATATCTGCAATAAACGAGTTGCAAATACAAACAATGTTCTCGCAAGACACGTAAGAAAAGAACATCAGGTAGAGTTTGTAGACTATATTGTTAAGTTTAATCACGATGGCAAATGGCCCGTGTGCAAGTGTGGCTGCGGAGAGAAAGTAAGATATAACAAAGGAGGTTTCGCGAAATACGTTTCAGGCCACTCATCAATAGGTAAAAATAACGGCATGTATGGCAAAAAAGGAATTAATTCTCCAAACTATGGAAAGGTTAGAACTGCCACACATAGAGAAAACTATAGCCGAGCTGCAAAAAAGAGATGGAAGGATAACTATGATGAGAGATGTGCCACACTTAGAACACCAGAATATAGAGAAAAGCAAAGAATCGCGGGCATTAAAACATCGCAGAGACAAGATGTATAATTTTGTACAACAGAAGTAGAAGGTATATACTTCTATAGTTCTTTGAAAATTTATGTGACCCATGTTCTCGGGTCCAAAAATCCAGGTGGAGTTACTGGCTCCTGGATCTAATATCTTTTGGTATTAGGATAGAGAAAACTCCGATGGAGAAGGTGACGTTCTTACGTCATGCCGCTTCACTAAGAGGAGGGACGAGTTAAGGAAGGTGGAACTTTCGAAGTCGTTCAGTGGCCTAAGGTATGAGTCCCTATTCCGCTAGGGAAGTGCTACCGAGGGTATCCATGGACTTGTAGGTTCATCGTGGAAACGGGACAAGGGCAATCCAAGAAGCCGAAAGGCTATGATGTCTTGGGAAGAAGGGTTAACTCTCTTCAGAATCTAACTGTCGGTGACAGAAGTCTCTCTGGTGGAATTGGCAACAAGACCACCGTCCCGAAAGGGGTCCTGTGGATATGCTCCCAAGGTTTGGAAGCAGGGCGCGCGATCACGAGGTGAAGTGTACAGCTCACTCAAGAGAACGCAGAATGTCATGGCGATAGTAGGGCGTGCTGTTCCGTAGGTATTACAGCCTAAGAACAGGGAGAAAGCTCGTGAACGGCTTTACAGGTCGGTGTGTGCACCTCTAACCAAAAGGGACAGCTTCGAATTCAAGCGGAGTTGAGGGTCACGAGAATGAAAAGCGAGGTATGCTGCGCTTTTCCCCCATCTAGGGCCGGTCTTTCGACCGGCCCTTTTTATATCTTAGTGAAATAGTTATAAAATAAAAGGTAAAATTTTGTTTAAACATTTAAAAGATACGGACATGACATATCTAGGACACTTCTACAGATCTTTTGGATTTGCTGTGTGGTCAGCAATGATGCTTTTTGTTAGCGTGATTCACGCAATAGTTCCATTTCTGTTTACAGAAACATTTTCTACTAATGTTATAAGGCTAGCAGACAGGCTTGAAGAAGAAAAAATAAACTTTTTTAATAAAAAATTGAATGAAAGGCAGCCCTAAAGCTTATAATATATGTAAGCATCATATATAGGAGTTTAACATGAAGTTTATGCTATTAGCTGCCCTTAGTTTTTTTGGAACTAGCTGTTCAGCACACGCTCACACATCAGCTAGAAGTGGAGTTTCAGTCAGCGTTCAATCCGGGTGGATCTGGGTTCCTGGTTACTGGTCATATCTAAAATACGGTGTAGGAAAAAACACTATCGTTAGAAAATATAGATGGAACGGGGGCTATTGGAATCACAAGTCACTTGGTAAATCATATAGAACACATAAGCAGGGTCCGCCAGCTAATCGACATTATCACAGACAGGGACACAACCACCACAGGCAGGGACATAGTCATCACAGACACACACGATAAAAAAGTTGATAGTGAGTCTCTATTTGCAGCTGTTCTTGGTACAATACTTTTCATATCGTGGGCTGTCACAATCACTAGCTGTATAATGGTACAATAAGCATATTGACATCATATTATTTCATTGTGAAGTAAATAGTTATATCTGAATTACTTTTTGGAGATAGCTGTGAGAGTCACAAAAAATGAACTTAGGAAAATCATTCTAGAGGCATTTGAAGAAATAGAGAGTGAAGAGGTCGCAGGTGAGTCTGAAAGTGCTAGTATATTTGATGCACCAGAACCTGAAGCGATACGATCACTAGAAAGACGAGAAGAAGAAAAACGATCCAGAGAAAAATGGGGAGCGCTATCTGATGAAGCTTTTAATGTAACTATGAACATTCTTCAGTCAGAGGCTAGAAGCTCAATTGATCCAATAGCGAGGGCATATATGAAGGTCAGACATATTGTTCACTCATCAAGTACTGGTGAAGAATCATGGCCTAGAGAAATAGAGATACAAGAGGGATTCGACACAGCGCTCAGTAGCATGATTCATAGAACCGTACTAGGGTATGATGAGGGAGAAATATAATCATATCATGAAAGTCTCACAAAAAATGCTTCAAAGAATCATTAAAGAGGTTTATGAGGATTCGGATAAAGAATATGAAATCCTTCAGGCATCTGAGAATCTCGCATCAACGTTATCATCTGAGTGGAGCAAAGAAGAGGCATATAAGATTATAGTTTATGCTGCTGATATACTTAATCCCGGGTCATATAGACCAAGCGAAGAAGAAAAAGAAGAATTTGTAACAGAGCCTTTTCCAGGATCAAGAAAAATTCCTGGTGGATCATTAAGCTGGAGAGATCGTGAGAATAACTAAAAGACAGTTCAAAAATCTAATACTGAACGAAGTTAATAATATCTTGATAGAGATGTGCGGACCTTGTGCAGCTGGAGCTGAAGACCCTGGACATGGTGAGGTCAGTCTTATGTCTAGAGTTTCACCAGATGTGCTACCTGATGATGGACCTGGATCACCACTTACTAGACAAGAGGCGCTTAAGGCTGTCATGGCTATAGCAAATGATACGTCTTGTCCAGCTACTAGATCTGCTCTTGAAGGTGTTGTTGATAGTCTTTCTGGTGAGCAAGAATATGAAGATTATGATAATGATACTGGGATGGAAGTACTTCACAGCGATCATGAAGGACAATCATGCGATGAAGCACACCCTCGTGAGTCTCATGATAGCTGGAAAGCTACAGGTCAAATAAGCATTTCTGATTTGGGAAGCATAGATCCGCACGCAGCATTTGGTCTCGGACACAGTGTGGGCTCAGGTAAGAAAGAAGAACAACCTCAGGTTCATTGGAATTGATGCCGGCATGCACACGCTCATCCGCCCAGCGATGTATGAGGCGCATCACGAGATCTTTAACCTGTCAAGGCTCAATGATGAACCTGCCAGCAGATATCAGATCGTTGGTCCCATATGTGAGAGCGGAGATGTGATGGGATTTAATAGATTGATGCCTGAGACAAGGCCCGGAGATGTCATCCTGATTGAGAATGCAGGTGCCTACGGTGCAGTTATGTCGATGGAGAGATATAATATGAGAGACAAGGTGAGAGAGATCGTAATTCACTAATATTTTATTAAAGTGGTATCCTCTACTGATCAGTTTGCCAATATCTGTATATTTATATTTGATGAAATAATCTCAATAGAGTGAGGATGTTAAGATGGGCATTAGGGCCATAAGAAAGGTATTTGGTAAGGTTACAAAGGTTGACAAGAATGGAATGCCGGTAAAGAATGATGTCTCTGCGGATGAAAAGCCAAGAACTGTTGTTCAAGAGTTGAAGCAAGATGCTCCTGAGGTAAAGGTTGTGAAACCTGTCGCGAAGCCGACGCCCGCAAAACCTGTCTCACAAAAGAGGTCTGTTGTAGCTGAAAAACCTAAGAAGAAATCAGTTAGTGATATGTTGGGTAGCGTCACCTCAAAAAATAAGAAAAATAAAAGGAATTAATTATCATGCCTAAGGTTAAAGTAACAAATAGCAAAGGTTTGGTCCAAGAGCCAGGGTCAGGAATAGAATTTGCAGAGGCTCCCGTCTATGACGTAACGTCACTAACAGCAAATGCCACAGTATCTAGAGGTGGTGTTTATACATTTAACTCAACATCACCACTAACTGCAACACTGCCAAAGGCAGCTGATGTACCAGGCTCACTGTGGACGTTTAGGTCACTCACAAGCCCAGTTCACAGTTTAACTGGCTCTGATGTCGATGGAAGGTCAATTTTCTGCGCCTCAGGGCTTGGAGCCAGAGAGGGTAGCGGAAGTCTTCCTGACCATCGTCTAGATGGTGGTCAGTTAAAGCTAACAGGAACTGTTGGTGCAGCAGTTACACTGCTATGTGACGGTCGTCAGTATCAGGTTCTAGCATCTAGCGGAACACTGACATTCGTCAATACAGCAGCAAACTAATATTTATGTAGATTTAACACAGATCTACCTTAATAGCAAAGCAATGGTTTACATCAGATATTAGTTGTGGTGATAAACAGAAGCTGACTGAGAGCTCGGAATGATAACGTCCGAGCTTTCTTTGCGTTAAGTTTTTAGTAAATGACCACGCTGTTTTAGGAATCGTTCATGTCGTGTAGATAATTAATAATAGAAGTGCGTTCATCAATAGAGAGCTAAAAAGTGGCAACATTTTCACAAACATCAAATCCTACTCCTTTTGGTTTCTTTGATAGTGAGTCAGACTTCCAGACGGAAGCTGACAGTGTTGTAACATTTGTAAAGAGAAAGCTGGGTGATGATGTTCTTAGTGTCGAGCTAACGAAGAAGCAGATATGGGGAAATCTTGAGGAGTCTCTGCTAGAGTATGGATCAATATTAAATCAGTATCAGGCTAAGTCACAGCTTGTTCAATTTCTTGGAATGCCAACAGGCAGCATTATGTCTGGATCTGAGCAAAAATACCCAAGGGAAAATCTTGACTATCTGACAAGATTCGCAGAGCCATACTCGTTTGAGGCAGGCGTCGGAGGATCATATAATATGCTATCTGGGTCTATCGACCTTGAGAAAGGTCGCCAAGACTATGACATCTATGATGAGCTAAAGGATTATGCCGGAAACCTAGTATTTTCATCTAGCATGAACTCTAGCCCTAGAAGTAAGGTCCAGATAAGTGAGGTGTTTCATGTATCTCCCCAGGCAGCATATAGATTTTTTGATACAACATCAGCGATAAACTATCTCAATAATGAGTTTTCATTTGAATCGTTCACACCTGAGACTATATTTTATGTTCTTCCTGTTTTTGAAGATATTCTTCGTGCTGGACAGCTAGATCTATCTAACAGGGTTAGAAGGTCAAATTACTCATATGAGGTGATTGGAACAAAGATAAGAATTTTTCCAAAACCAACAAAGGATGATCCTAAGAAGCTATTTCTACGAGTTAGATTCTTTTCTGATCCCCTCAATCCTGCGTATAAAGATGAAACCATAGACGGAGTGTCTAATCTTGGAGACATTCCGTTTGGAAATTTAAGGTATGACAATATCAACAGCATAGGAAGACAGTGGATAAGACAGTTTGCTCTTGCATTAAGCAGAGAACAATTAGGACTAATTAGATCAAAGTTCGGATCAATCCCAGTCCCAGGATCAGATCTAAAATTAAATGGAGAAGGCTTAGTTTCACAAGGAAGAGAAGATAAGGATAAGTTAAAGACACAATTAAGAGAGATGCTTGATACGATGACGTATGATAAGCTAATGGAAGTTGCTGCAGCACGTGCAGAGGCCATTCAGAAACAGTTGAAGTATGTTCCTATGCCAAACGGTTTAGCAATTTTTATGGGGTAATAGATGTCTAGGCTATTCATAACAAAAAGAGAGATAGATTTTATAAATGACATTGGAAAAGAGATTGTCAAGGATGTGATCGGTCAAAAGATATACTTTTTTCCAATCTCTAAGATCAAGTCTGATGTTCATGACGTCTATGAGGAGTCTCCAAACAAGGTGTTTGACAATCCAATTGAGATAGAGGCTGTTGTAAAGTATCAGCCGCAAGATATTAGATCAAATATTTTTGGTAGCGAGGAATATTATACCATTGAGGCATACATTCAAAAGAAGGATCTAAACGATAAAGGGATTCAGATACGAGAGGGTGACTTTTTTAGCTACGGATCAGTATTTTTTGAAGTGGTTCAGGTGCCAGACTCTAGCACAATATATGGAGAGATCGAATTTAAGTCATATGTCACGATAACAGGTAAGCAGTCAAGAAAGGGACAGTTCATTTCAAAGGTGTTTGGACCAACAGACGAGATGAATTCAGATTCAGATGCCATTCAAAATACATTTGTTCAGCAACGAGGACTCCCATCTAATAGATTAGGCGAGACTGCTGACTCTAGAGACTTACAGAAAAAGGGTGTTCTTGAAAAGCCAATCTCAGGTCCGTCAGAGGTCTCATCTAAGGGAGACAGCACTGGAGCTGGATCGTCATTTTACGATGAGAGTTAATGATGTCTAATGATGTGAAATCACGCTCTGGAATTGCTGACCCATATGAAGGTACGAGTGTACCTGAAGATTTCTTAATTCCTCCTGTTGGAATTGAAGATGCTGATAGAGCTCTATTTCATCTGTTTGATAAGCGCCTGTCATTTGAAATTGAGGTTGACAATCAGGCAACGCGCGTTCCTGTCGTATTCTCAACAGGTGAAAGATTTGCATTAACTAGAAGAAATCAGCCGATAAGAGACAAGAATAACGCAATAATTTTACCAATAATATCAATTAAGAGAACAAGCATATCACATGATCCATCACAGTCAGGATATGGAACACCTATCTCACATAAGGATCAACAGAGCTATATTGTTAAAAGAAGGTTGAGCAAGAATGATAGAGATTATCAGAATATTATTAATAAGCTAGGTCTTCTAAACCAAAAAAACGTTGCATCAAAAAATAATTTTGAAAATATCTCATCGTTTCCACACAGCGGAAGCATTGAAGGAAGGGTTGCATCTCGAAGAAGTAAATCAAATAGTGCAATTAAAAATTCTAAGGGTGATCTTCTTGCAGAGAAAATAGGGGATAATATTTTTGAGGTGATAACTGTTCCATATCCTACGTTTGTCACTTTGGAGTATGATATAACATTCTGGACACAATATATGACTCAGATGAATCAGATCATTGAGTCGATGATGGCAAGATTTACAGGACAGGGTCATGATTTTCTAATTGAAACAGACTCGGGTTATCAGTTTGTTGCTTACTTGAAGTCACCTCTAGGGACAGCAGACAACTTTTCAGATTTTTCATCAGATGAGAGAATTGTCAGATATACGTTTAAGATGGTTGTACCTGCATATATTTTAGCCCCACAGCACCCTGGGCTGTCTAGTCCGTTTAGAAGGACTCTATCTGCTCCCCAGATAGATTTTGGAATTTATGAGTCAAAGTCACCCGTAGTCTTAAGGTCTAAAGGTGGCAATTCAGATGGAGATATCAATAAATTTACCCTTAGCGATACTAGCCTTCTTGATAAGTCAGGTGATGAGCAGAGTAGAAGGGGACAGTCAAATGTCCAGATAATTGAGACGATAAATGATCCATTTACAGGTAAGGAAATTCAGAAAACTGTTCCAGTTCTTATGCGCAATCAGAGAAAAGGAGAGACCGTTGCAAATTCGAGGGTAATAATTGAGCTAATCAGAGAATTTGAGTAAGGTCTTTTAGGTTTTTGAATGATATTTATAAACTGTAGTGATTTGTGCATGGGAGAATAATTAATGGCTGAGCAGATCTTTAAGTCGCCCGGATTCTTTGAACGCGAAGTCGATCTATCCCAGAGGGAAGCGGAGACAGTCGGTGTTCCTGCCGGTGTTGCAGGTACGTCAGAGATGGGTCCGGCATTTGTCCCTGTAACAGTTGGTTCATTTAGTGATTTTAAGTCACGTTTTGGAACACTTGATCATAAAAAGTTTGGACCGTATGCTGTTAGAGAATTTCTAAAGAATAGAAGCGCATTGACGTTTGTTAGAGTTCTTGGTGCTGGGTCTAACGATTCAACGACTGACATATACAAGACAGAGCAGCAGGGTGTAGTTAAGAACGCCGGATTTGTTATACAGGGTTCAGCGCTAGGTGGAACGCCCGGAGACACAAGGCATCAAGGTGCTGTTCAATTTTTGGTTGCAAGACATTTTGTTTCTGCATCAAGAGAAACAGTAGGCTTTCCTGTCTTTACAGACAACGATAGCTATGGAATTAGTAGCGGTGATGACTATGTCTATCTAGTTCGTGGAATGATAATGTGTGCCACAGGTACAAGAATCCAGGTTCTACATGCGACTTCGTCATATTCAACTGCAGAGGCTTTTGCAGATACAGCTACAGTATATAGCGGAACCGGAGACAGCAGATTTAAGACGTTCAAGATAGCGATATCATCGTCAGCAACACAGTTTGCCAATCACGATGGATCACCAGGCGTAAAGATGTTAACTGCATCGCTAGATCCGTCTCTACCTAGCTATATTTCAAATGTCCTAAATACAGATCCAGAGAGATTCCAGGAAGAACAACACCTTCTATACTCTCACTTTCCTGTTGAAGATGAGATTGCACCTGTTTCAGATCACAGATACTCTGTAGCAGTTGTATCTGGTACAGCCGCTGTTTCATCAGACAATCCCGCAAATCAGGGCTTTAGAGATGCATTTGGAAGATTTGACACAAGATATTCAACTCCAAGAACAACAATGTTCATCTCACAGCCATATGGTGAGAAGGAATATGATCTATTTCATTTTGAAACTTTATCTGACGGAGCATCTGCAAATACAAAATTCAAGGTATCGATCTCTAATATTAGAAAATCTACAGACTCTAAAAATAAGAATGGAACTTTCACAGTAGAGGTAAGATCATTTAGTGATACAGATACAAATCCGTCAGTCTTAGAACAGTACCCTCTATGTACGCTAGATCCCAGTGATGAAAATTATGTTGCTAAAAAGATAGGTGATCTAAAGGTGTCGTATAACTTTGATGCAGAGACATCAGATGAGCGTCGACTTTTGATGTCTGGAAAGTATGCAAACGTGTCATCTAGAGTTCGAATCGTGATGCATGTAGATGCTGAGAATGGAAATGTACCTGTAGATGCTTTGCCCTTTGGGTTTAGAGGGTTTCCGTCACTAAAGACAACTGAGACGCTAGCAGATAATTCTGTTACAGGGTTGACATCGTCACTGGGTCAGAATCTTGGAAATCCTGGGTCAAGACTGGCATTCACTCCTAGAAAATCATCTGGAAGCAGTGTTGCTGCTGCAGGTGCAGAGTCTCTCTTGTCAGGATCAATTTTACCTCCTGTCCCATATAGGTTCAAGGTGACTCGTGGAAATGTTGCGACATCTGGTCTTGCTGGATCACCAGGAAATAGTGAGAGAGTTGATGCAAGATTCTACTGGGGAACTAAGTTTGAGATAGTTCCTAGAAGCTCATCGCTTGATGAGTCAATTCTCAATGCTAATGTGTCAAGCACGCCAAACCCGCTTATTGAAAATTATGCCAAGCTTCTTGGAATCTCCAAGATGGATCTTGTTGTAACTGGTGCAGGTGCTGATGAGTTTAATAATAATAAATTTACACTGGCTCGTGTAGCATTAGGAAATGTTATATCTGATGCATTGACAGGAAGCGGAAGACCTGGCCTAAATCAGACGGTCGAAAGCCAGATAACAGGAACGGCAAAAGATCACATGCTTGAGGCATGTTATATTAGAAACGGCGTGCCAAAAGGGACAACATACGTTGTATCTGATGGAACAGCAAATGATAGGCTGACATTTGCGTCACTCATTTCACTGACAGGATCTACGCACTTTAATAAGTTTACCAACTATGCTAAATTTACAAACTTCTTCTACGGTGGGTTTGACGGTGTCAATATTCTTGATAGAGATATGTCACGATTAAACGACAGAGCAAGCTCATCAGATAGCACAGGAAAGGCGTCAGAATCTAATCTATCAAGCACTGATGGAAATCCATTGAACATTGGCTTGTCAACAAATATGACAGTGGGCTCAGGTAAGGACAATAGCACAGTTAGATCATATAGGGCTGCAGCTGAGATTTTGACAGATGAGATGTCATCACGAGTTAACATTATTGTCATTCCTGGAATAAGAGATAGTCATGTTACAGATTATGTCACAGACCTAGTTGAAGACTACGGAAAGGCTATCTATATCATCGATACTCCTGCTTACGATGGCGATAATAACAGGCTATTCTATGATAGCACGGGAAGACCTGATGTTGAAAAGACAATAGAGAAATTTAGCGCTAGAGCGCTTGACAGTAATTATGTTGCAACATATTTCCCAGATGTATCAATTAATGATCCTGTAAACAACAGGTCTGTTGAGGTGCCTGCAAGCATAGCAGCGCTAGGAGCGCTAGGGTTTAATGACAATGTAGCATACCCATGGTTTGCTCCCGCAGGATTTAATAGGGCAGCTCTTGACTTTGTCGTGAATACAAAGGCTAGATTAAATGCAAGCGATAAGAATGACCTCTATGAGGCTAAGATAAATCCCATCGCAACATTCCCAAATGCAGGATTTGTTATTTTTGGTCAAAAAACCTTGCAGCAGGCAAAGACGTCTCTTGACAGGGTTAACGTTAGAAGAATGCTCCTAGAGGCAAAGAGAATAATATCTGACGTAGCAAGCAAGATAGTCTTTGAGCAAAACACGCCAGAGACAAGGGCAAGATTTGTCTCACAGGTGACACCGTTGCTATCTCTTATTCAGACACAGCAGGGAATTGATCAATTTAAGGTTGTAATGGATAGTTCTAATAATACAATTGAAGACGTGGAACAAAATCGACTAAACGGTAGAATTGTTCTAGTTCCAACTAGAGCTGTTGAATTTATCGCAATAGACTTTATCATTACGTCAGCTGGGGTAAGTTTTGAGTAAGAAATATTTATCTATGATTTGTGGAGAAACTCTAAATGGCTGAAATAGTTTTTAGAAGCGCAGGAGTAAGCACACGAGAAATCGATGTGTCTAGTCGTAAGACATCTACAGGACCTATTGGCATACCTGCCGGTGTAGTTGGAACAGCAGAAGATGGTCCAGCATTTGTTCCTGTAACAGTTGCTAGCTATAAAGATTTTGCAAGCGTGTTTGGAAACACAGACGGTGAAAGATTTGGTCCGCTGGCGGTAAATGAATGGTTAAAGGCTGCACAGGCATTAACATATATTAGAGTCTTAGGTGTTGGAGACGGAAAAAAGAAAAATTCTACGACGGGCAAGGTGACAAATGCAGGATTTGTTGTCGGACAAAAGCTCCCACAGACAAATGGAAATGTAGGTGTTAACACATATGCAGTTCCAAACGGTGATCTTGGAAGAACGCACTTTTTCGGATGCTACATGTCTGAATCAGCCGGTTCAACAGTGTTTAGTGATGCAGGTCTGTCTCACTGGGCGATGTCGGCATCAAGCGCAGAATATGAGCTAAATGGAGATGGATGTATTCCAATTCTAAGGGGTATTTTGATGGCAGCATCGGGCGTAATACCTCTGCTGTCAGCATCTACAGAGCATGCAACGGGATCAAATAGCAAGCCATCAAATACGTCTCCTGCAATTGCAGGTAATCACGGTGCTAGCCTCCAGGGATGCATAACAGGTGCTGTTAATCTATCAAATCAGGAATTTGTGCTACTGTTAAACGGTCATAAAGATACTGATAGCTATCCAAACACGCTAACCTGTTCATTTGATCTAAGATCATCTAATTATTTTGCTGATGTTCTTAACACAGACCCTTTTAAGATTGAGGAAAGCGGTCACTACTTATATTCTAGCTATGACATTCATCCATCCTTAGCTGTAATTACAGGTGCTGGGTATGTATATCCTGGAAGCGGTACTCAGCTAGGCGGTACAGGAGGTCCAACACTTGAACCTGTCGCGTTTATTACGACAGGATCACACGGAAGAAATGCAGGAACTGCAGGAACTCCAGATTATGAAAGCTTTGAAACAAGATTTTCGACAGCAAAGTCTCCCTATGTAATATCACAGGATTTTGGTGGAACAAAGTATGATTTGTTTAGAGTTCATGCAACTGATGATGGTGCAGGAGTAAGCACAAGGTTTAAGATTTCAATTGAGAATATACAGAAATCAACGTCAGATACAAGCTTTTTTGGATCATTTGACCTAATTGTAAGAGACTTTTATGACTCAGATGATGAGAAGGTCGTTCTTGAACAATATAGAGGATTAAGTCTCAACCCATCGTCTGATAGATTTATTGCCAGGGTTATAGGTGACCAGAGAACATTTTATGATTTTGATAGAAATGATGGATCACAGCGACTTGTTGTTGAAGGAGATCATCCGGTTCAATCAAATCTTATTAGAATTGAACAAAGTAAAATTTTGAAAGATGGTGCTGTTCCTGATGAGGCATTACCTCTCGGATCAAGAGGACATCATCATCTAGTAACATCTGGTAGTCAGCCGTTGCACGGTGTAGGCACAGCGACTCAGGGTCAGCTATGGGCCGGATCTACAGACTTGTTACATCATATTGTTGAGCCTCCTACTCCGCTAAGAGAATCAGTTAGTGTAGGTGTGTATCCAAATGATAGGGCAAAGTCATATCTCTACTGGGGAGTTCAATTTACAAGAAAGGAAAGTATCACAGAACCAAACAAGATAGGTCTTCACGACAACACACTTGATAGCTTTGCCAAGTACTTCCCAACATTTAGAGATGATGTAAGAAATGTGTCAGTTGGAGACAATGCTGGGGCAGCAGACTCTAATGGAACCGTTCTTGATGCAGATAGATTTAACAATAACATGTTTACTCTTGAAAGAGTCAAGGTTAGAACAGGATCGAATGGTCTGGCAGATCCCAGGCAGTGGGTGAGCGCATCATATGCCAGACAGGGTGGAATTACAGCAAACGAAACAACAAAGACTAGAGCATTCAAGGTGGATGACCTTAAGAATAGCGGCAATAGAAACTTTGCTAAGTTTACATTCTTCCTCCAGGGTGGTTTTGACGGAGTAAATATCTTTAACAAGAGCAAGAGTGATCTGCTAAACAACTCATGTATGTGGGAAATGGATGACTCATCAAATCAAGGTGCAACTGATGGTCCAACTGTTGCAGCATATAGAAAGGCAGTTGACATCATGGAAACAAAATCTGATGTCGACATTAAGCTTCTTGCAATTCCAGGAATAAGACATAGTTCAGTTACAGACTATGCAGTTGATGCAGTAGAGGATAGATTTGATGCGCTATATATCATGGACATTGAGGAAAGAGATAACACAGATCAGATAGTCACAGGATCTCTCCAGAATGTTAATGTGGGATACACAGTTGCAGCATTTAAGAATCGAGCTCTTGACACATCGTTTGCTGCAGCATACTTCCCTGATACGATTGTTAGAGATCCAACAACTTTGACAAATGTTCAGGTGCCACCTTCAGTTAGCGTTCTTGGAGCATTTGCTAAGAATGATAGAATTGGTCATCCGTGGTTTGCACCGGCAGGATTTACGAGAGGCTCTCTTAGCGCAGAAAGATCTGCATTACCTTTAAAGAGGGCAAACCTTGATGAATTATATGATGCAGATATAAATCCCATCACAACATTCCCAGGAACAGGGCTCGTTGTATGGGGTCAAAAGACGCTTTTATCATCACAGTCATCGCTTGATAGGGTAAATGTTAGACGTCTTTTGATCGAGATAAGAAGGTCTGTCAGGGCAGTTGCAAATTCACTTCTGTTTGAACCGAATAGAAGTGAAACGCTTGATAGATTTAATGCTCTTGTAACTCCTATTCTTCAAGGCATTCAGGAGAAGAGCGGTGTTGACAGGTACAAGGTTGTAATTGATACATCAACGACGACACAGGCTGACATCGAAAATAATACACTTAGAGGAAAAATATACGTTCAACCTACAAGAACAGCAGAGTTTGTTGCACTTGATTTCATGGTGTCGAATGCTGGTGCAGAAGTTTAAATATCAACTTCTAGTATAATATTTGGACAGCCCCATATTTTAACAACACCAACTTCTTCTGATACCTCTTTTTCAGACATGTTTCTTGTTGGATCTGCTTTTATTTTAAACCTATTGATTCGTGTCTTACCGTCAGTCCACCAAAATCGATTAATTGTCTTTTGACGTATTAAAAATCCAGACTTTAAATATGATTCACCAAGACCATGTCTTAGGTCCACATACGTCATAATTTTTTGATATCTGTCTTTTTTGGCCCTAGCCTTTACATGCTTTATCAGCTTGCTTAGGCCGCCCTGAATAACAACGTCTATTTTATTTGCAAATCTAGCAATTTCTATGTATCCTTTATATTTTTTATGAAAGGGTTTTCTAACAGATATGCATGCAACAATCTCTTTATTATAAACAAGCCCTAGCGCCCAGCTTGATTTTGTGTCACCGTCTATGTGATTTTCATTAAAAAACTTTTTTCTATCGCTATAGGCAACATCTATAATTTTGCATTTTCTTGCAGGAATCTTTATCTTCGTCATTCCTAACCTGTGACGTATCATTGATTTAACAATGCTTCTTTTTTCTTCCCACTCATCTTCAAAGACATGTATTAGCTTGATGTTCTGCTCGAGTGATAATTCTGACTTTCTCTTATGATAGTTTTTATCCTTAAACTCTTCACTGTGGAAATAAAGACCGTTATACTCTATTCCTAATCTACACTCTTTGACAAGAATGTCTATCTCATATGGTCTTATTGTCGATCTGTCACACATAATAGTTTCTTTGCCTAAACTCCTTATAAAGTCATTTATTTCTATCTGATGCTTTGACCCGTGTGGATCACAGTCTTCACATCTATTGCTCATAGCCTGAATCAGGCTCTTAGTTTGTTGTTTGTGGCAGTTTCGACATTCAAATATAAGATTTTTTATTTTATCGCGCTTATAGCTGTCAATTTTAGATATTAACTTTAGCTTGGGTGCATTAATGTTTAGTCTTTTAATAACTTCATCTTCTGAAAGCCTTTTTTTAGAATCTAGCACATCTCTTATCTTTTTGTTATTTAGTGTTTCTGCAACATTAAGGGACATTTCTAGCACTCTGTTATCTGTTTCTTTTGTAAGGCCTTTTGCCCATGGGATCAATTCACCTGATCTATACTTGTCGCTTAATTTTTTTGATAATTTTAAAAGACGATCATCTGTTTCTTTTGTAAGACCTTTTGACCATGATGCTATTTCACCTCTTTTGCTTTTTGCCTGTAGCGTTGATTTTATCTTTTTAGATCTTCTTAAGATTCTATCGTCTGTTTCTTTTGTAAGTCCTTTTGACCATCCTTCCTTTCCCTTTAGCGATAAAGACCGTTTATTTGAAATCTCTTTTGCTCGCTTTTCATCGTAGATTGAGTATATTGATCCATTGTGACCTAGCTTAAACTTAGATGAGTATCCTACATTCCAGCTTTCAAATTTTAACTCTTCTTCACAGCCACAAGCACAAGTTAAATTTTTTGATGTTTTTAATATAACTTTATTATATGCATCTTGAGTTGACAAAAAATTGTGGAAGTCTACAACATGAGTATTAAAGTCATTTTTTCTTCCACACGTAAATGAGCATATGGGACATTTATATCTTTTTGACGTTTTCATTCTTAGAACCCAGCTAAACCTTAAATTACCTCTTAAACTATATATCACTTCTTTAAAAGAATAAACTTAGTGCGAACATATTTAGTAAGTAAGCAGCAGCTTTATAAAGGAGAATATTATGGCTGAGACACTATCTGTTACAGACATGTTACCAAATAAATTCGAACCCAAAAGACAATTTAGGTGGCTGTTTGCCATAGAAGGAGTTGACGCCTTTCTCATGAAGACGTCAGCCAGACCTCAGATGGCTATTGCAATGAAAGAAATTCCTTTTATCAATGCCAAGAGATATCTTGCTGGAAGAATGACATTTAGCGAAATGTCAATTACACTTCATGATCCCATTGCACCATCAGGGGCTCAGCAGGTAATGGAGTGGGTTAGAACACATTATGAGTCTGTGTCTGGTCGAGCAGGATATGCTGATTTCTATAAGAGAGATATCCAGTTAAAGCTTCTTGATCCTATTGGAACAGTTGTGGAGCTGTGGGATGTTAAGGGTGCATTTATTACGAATGCAAACTTTAATACTCTGACATATGAAAATGACACAGAGCCGGTAGAGATTTCACTATCGCTTAGATTTGATAATGCTGTACTTCAATTCTGATTTTACAATTCGATAGCACAACATTAGCTTATAGTCGCCTTCATAGTGGTTAAAGTAGATATTCATTTGAAATATGGACAGAGAAGACGCATCAGTTTCTGTAGAATTCGCCCATAGCGTTCTCTGATATTCGCGAGATCTTTTGATTTACGCATACATATTATATGTCTAAAATTCTTATGTGTGCAAGGAGATAGCAAGTGTCAGACAATTCTGAATTTTTTCAAGATTCACATCCAGAGATTCAGACAAGAAATGTAATGCAGGAAGATTTTAATTGGGAGGTTCCGGTTGAAGCCGTCCCAGTCCCGTCAGAGGGAAAGGTATATTCTGTCAATTCAGCATTGCATGGAAGGTCTATTCTCGAGATAAAGGCAATGACAGCACAGGAGGAAGATATCCTTACGTCTCGTGCGTTAATCAGGCAAGGATCTGTAATATCGCATCTTATTAAATCGTGCTTAATTGATAAGTCGGTTAATGTTGATGAATTGCTATTAGGGGATAAAAATGCTCTAATGGTTGCAATAAGGGTGACAGGTTATGGATCAAGATATAGTGCTGATGTTAGCTGTAGATCGTGCGGCAAGGGAAGCAATCATGATTTTGATCTAGCATCACTTGAAATACGACGTCTTGAGATTGATCCAGTGGCGCCGGGAGAAAATCTTTTCCACTTTAGACTACCTGTAACAAAGAAGGATATTCATTTTAAATTCCTAACAGGAAAGGATGAGTCGGAGATATCTGTGATGTCTGAGAGAATGAAAAAGATGACTGATAGCTCAACTGACAACATGATAACAACACGTTTAGCATACCAGATAATGTCAATCGATGGTATAACTGATAAAAATAAGATCGGAATGTTTGTTAAAAGCATGCCTGCACAGGATTCTAGAAAGCTAAGAACATACATTGATCAGAATGAACCTGGGATTGATATGAGGGTGCAGATGAACTGTCAGCATTGCGGGACGAACTCGCGGGTGTCACTTCCCCTTGGGTCAGAGTTTTTTTGGCCCACGGAGTGAGTGGAGAGAGGCGTTTCTAGAGGAGGCCTTTCTACTGCAGAGACATCTCGGAATGAGCTATTCTGACGTGAGATCTCTTCCGATTCCATATAGGCGATGGTTTATAGATCGACTTGTTGAAGATTTCAAGAAGAAGAAGAAGTTGTCTGAAAATAGATCAACATCAAGGAGTGTTAGCAGGGATGTTCCAATGGGAGAAATAGGTCCCAAACGTTTCGGTTGATATCTGCGTTCTGAATACTTATTACGTGTGGAGTACGTGTAGATGGCTGACTTTGGCGATCAAAATAAAACAACAAGAGAGATAAATGTAACTCTTGGCCAGATAAATCAAAAGCTAAGCACGCAGTTAGAGTATCAGCTTTTAATTGCTGAGGCGACTGGAAATAGCGTCGACGATATTAGAGAGCAAGCCAGAGGGTTGGGTGCATCATTAGATCGTGCTGAAAGATCTTCGGGTAGGATTGGATCAACAGTTGATTCTCTAGCAGGTTCTGCTGGAAAGGTATTTGATGTCCTTGGTAAGCCTCTAGGTATCGCATCAGATGCCATAGATGCAGTTGATACGTTAACTCGATATCATAGTGAGCAATTTCTTAAGATTCTTGATGACTTCGGTGGTGGAATAGACTTTATCAACAATGCTACGACGCTAGAGTCACAACAGATGGTTGACACAACACAGAGAATCATATCGCAGTTTTATGACTTTTCTGATGAGGCTGTGAAGATTCAAGGGTCTAGTCTGTTCACAATATTTGAAAATTCAGAACAGATGATGGAGAGCTTCTATAAGGCCGTGGCTGATAGAGGGACAGAGGCATATGATCTGCTTCGAAGCTCAAATGAAAATATCGCCCTTGACATGGCATTGACTCAGAAAGAATTGGGCTTTAACCAGCAACAGCTTGAGACTCTTATCGCTAGAGAAGTCGATCTAACTGGTGAGGCTACAGGGCAGATGCTACGTGAGGTTGTTGCATTTTCTAATGCCGTCGGAAAGGAAACAGGAATAGCATCTAAGAGAATAGCTGGAAATATTGAGCTTATAATTCGTGATACAGAGAGGTTTGGAAATGTATCAACGTCTGAGGCATCAAGAATCAGTGCAGCTCTCATCGAGGTCGGAATAAGATATGAGGATCTGTCAGGAGCCGTTGGCAAGTTCCAGAGCTATGAGGATGCTGCAACTGCTGTTGGAAACCTCACGTCTGTGTTTGGAATTCACATGGATGCCATGGAGATGATGGAGCTGGCAAACACTGATCAGGAACAGTTCCTAGTCAGGATGAGAGAGCAGCTTCTTGGAGCAGGAAAAGACTGGGAGTCAATGACGATAGCTGAGAAGAATCTTCTCAAGACTCAGCTAGGGTTCCAGGACATCGGTGCAGTTGAAAGATTCCTTGATCCAAGCAATGTTGTAACGTCATTTGAGGATCTCCAGGCAGCAAGTGATCCTAGCTTAATAAAGGACAATCTTTCTGAGATGGTTGAAAGCATCAGACCGATGGACAATGCATCGAGAATTTTGGAAAGATTTAATGATAACCTCTTGAACATTGCGTCGAAAGATATGGCAAAGGGTCTTGCAGATACAAGGCTTGAGCTAGCTCGTATAGTAGGTGTAAGCACTGGAGAGCTAGTGAATGCAGGCTCTGAAGCCCTAGAAGAATATATGAGCAAGCAAGGCGGTCAATATGTATCTGAAACCGGTGAGCTTATAGAGGAAAGATTGGCTGGGCTAACAGCAGCAGAGCTTGAGACAAGCTTAGATCATATTAAAAACCTAGCTGAGGCAGGTGAAGCAGCTGCAGCTGATGTTGAAAGAGCCAGGATAGACAGCATCATGGGCACCTCAGGTGCATTACAAAGGCTCCAGGGTGAGATAGGTGAGCTAGATGAGGAGAAGAGATCTCAATTTGATGACACGCTGAGGTATATTGAAGAAAGAACAAGAGAGGGGGTAAATGTTCAAGGGTCTGCAATTAGAGATGCAGCAATAACTCTTGCAGCACACGGTAGAGACGCACTTGATGATCTAATCTCTAGGTCTGATGACATTACATCATTTACAGAAGAACAGTTAGGAATTCTTGAAAGCTCTGATGCTGGAAGAAGAGCAAGGGCTATAAGAAGTCAGGCAGATTTCGCATCAGAGATGCTTGACATTTGGATCAGTGATCAGGTCAGGTTTGACCAGCTGAATGAGTCTGCGATAAATGATATGATGGAGAAGACTGGGTTGACAAGAGAGGAAATATCATCAGCACTCGCTGGGCCTGATAGCGCTGAGACTGTTGTTGCAAGCTCTGTCGGCAGAAGAACACAGGCTCTTCTTGGAGCCGGTGAAGAGGCCGTGGATGTGGGTGAGTCTGAAATGCCCACACAGGGAACAACAGAGGTGATATCTAGAACAGCTGAGGCAGTTACGTCTGCAATGTCCGGGAGGCCAATAAATATCACTGTTGAGTTAGATTCTCGTATTTTGGCCGATGCAATAATACAAAACCCAGTTGGAACTGACAATATTACAATTGTTACATCGCAGATATCATGACACTACTAGATAAGATTAAAAAAAATATGTTTTATGAGGATGCCTTGAGCGAGCTATCTGAAGATGATAGGGCAAAAGTAGAGTCTGATGTCGAGTATTTTGTTATAAAGCTTCAAGAAATAAATGATAAGATCGGATCAGTTCTTTTAAGTGAGGAAAAAAGAGAAAAGTTTTTTGATGAGTTAAATGAAATGCTCTCGAAGGAGAAGTAGGGTGTCAAGAAAAACTTTAAAAGACTTTCTATCACAACAGGGCTCAGCAGAGACGTCTATATCATATACCATATCAGATAATGATGGAAACGGTTCAGTCGGTATCGGGGATGACTTAGGAGCTGATCCTGGAACACAGAAAGAGCTTCTGGACCTTGTCGATGAGACAAACGGTCTTCTGGGTGATTATCTAAGATTTATAGTCGATTTGTCAAGACCGCCTGTGTCATATAAGGTAAAAGGTGGAAATGTAGAGGCCGTGTCATCTAATAGGGGAGACGTAATTGTACCTGCAGATGATCAAGGAGTCGAGAACACATTTACTAGAAACGGGACAACTCTGGGTGCAGAGATGGAGAGATATTCAAATAGCGGTCAATTTGACGAGACATCAAATACACTATCTAGCTTAATTGATAAAACAGGTGCCTCGTCAGATTCACATGAAATGCTATCATCAATATCTGGAAAGGATGCAGATAAGACTGGGCTGACATTTCCAACACATCAACAGGATATATCAGGCATTGAGGATTCTGTCAGTCAGATTGTTGGAAAGAGAAATAGATTTAGCTCAAATCATGCAAATCAAAAGGCCTTTTCACCACCGCCAACAGCTACAAGTGATCTTGATGCCGGATCAGATGACCTCGGAACAACAACAGCACAAAGATCATTTGGAGAGTATGATAAGGAATCTACACGGGTAATAAACGATAATCTAAAAAATGTCGGCTTGTCTCTCCTGTTAAAGTCTGCAGGATGGGATGATTCGACGATACCGGGTGAAAGTCAGAGCCCAGGTAACATAGGTGAAGATTATTTTCTTAATGATAGAAACGATGATGTCTCTGATGGTGTTAGGGGTGTTGACCTTTCTCTGCTTAGATCGATGAATGCAAAAGGCGGACCGGAAATTTCTGAGGGAGAGCTTGAAGGTTACTCATATAGACACGGTAGGGGCAGCTTTATATCACATGACAGTAGTAATAGTCGATCATATGGGTCAACATATACAGATTCCTCTATGTTTGACTCACGAGGGTCAAGAAAGATAGTCAAGGCTCAGGCAGCAGCAGCAATAGTTGCATTGCTAGAGGCATCAAAGATGCTAATGTCAATTATTGGTGAGAGTATATCAGACAATCTTGCGATGTATCCTGGACCGTATATGTCTGGAAAAGGTCCAAACCTTGCGTTAAATTCAAGATTTGAGCTACTTAAGCGTCTTGTAATAGTTCCAACTGACTATCCTTATGATAAATGTGTTAATAGAGGAATTAGAGTTCTATTTACAGATGATAAAAGTCCGACATCTGACGGCGTGTTAGCATCTGACAAGTCAACAGTTGTCAAGCATCAGCATATTCAGGAGGCACCAGGCTTCTGGCTATCTATCGCAAGATCTGTTCTAAGGGCAGCAAATGAGATAGGTGATATTGGAGATGATGATTCATCTGTTACATCAAGCTTATTTATGACTCTGGGTCGCAATAAGATTATTGGTTTCTTAAACGTCGCAGCGACAATTGGAAACATTAGCTTTAAGATGACAGGTGGAAATTTAGAATTTGATTCAATTAATGACAGTGTTAACCCATGGAATGTTGATGAGCTTGAGGATGGTCCTGCAACAAGGGTATCTAAAAGTAGAAGCAACGATGGAAACACATCGATGTCACTAGCATGGAGAGGAAATTCAATTCCTTCTGCATATCTTGTTCCAGCTAATATAATCAATACTGCACTTGAAATGGGAACAATGTCAGACGGTACAAATCCTCTAAAGGGGATATTAGGGACATCTATTGCTACGAAAGCATATATTGATGAAAATATGGTAGGCGGGGATTCTAGAATACCTGGAGCAGTGATTGAGAGGCTGGAGAACATGCTCGATTCAGAGTATGTTCCGTTTTATTTTCATGATTTAAGAACAAATGAAATAGTTGCATTTCATGCATTTGTCGAGACGCTGACAGATCGATACAGCCCGGGATATTCTGGAGATTCAAGCGGCTATGGTAGAATGGATGCTGTTAAGTCATATAGTGGAACTAGACGAACTGTGTCAACAACATTCTATGTTATCTCAACATCGAAAGAAGATTTTGATGAGATGTGGTGGAAAATAAATAAGCTAACAACATTAGTTTATCCAAAGTGGACACAGGGTGACAAGGTGTCTGTTGATGATAGTACGTTTATTCAGCCGTTTTCTCAAGTTCTTGGTGCATCTCCGATTATTCGAATGAGAGTTGGTGATGTTATAAAGGGAAACTATTCAAAGTTTAATCTGGCAAGAATATTTGGAATTGGAGATACAGGCATAAGCCCAAAGGTTACAGGCGATGGATTGTCAAGTATTAGTTCGACAGTTAATAGTGTAAACGATTCTGTTGCAAACATGTCTAAGTCAATGATAAAGGTGTTTTACTCTTTATTTGGTTCGCCGTTAGCATTATCATTAGGAAATCTTAGCTTGTCAAACATTGGTGGCGGTGCAGGTGTCGCAGCAAAGACATTTACATCTCAATTTTTAATCAATGGCTTTGCAAATCCTCTTGGGTTAGAGCTAATTCTTGATAGGATGAAAGACCCAGATAATCCAAAGAATTCAACATGGTCAGATACGTTGTCTGAGAAAATTTCTGAAACAGCATCAAAGATAGGAATTTCTGATCGCGGATGGTCAACAAAGGGATATAGGAAGTCTGAGATACACTATCTCAAGGCGTCACATAATGATGGATACATAGTAGAGGATGATTCTGCTATTCGATTTAGAATAACGAGACCAATAAAGGTGTGGATTGATGGTCAGACGTCTGGTTCACCATCTTCGAAATCAAATAATAAGCTAGCAGGAACAAGAACAGTATCTTCACAGATACCCATAGGAAAAAATGGAGACAGCAGAACATTTTCTGGTCCATCGTCAAGCACAACACGAACGAAGACAATTTACAGTGTTGTTATAATTGACTCAGGCGTAGACTTGAACATGATAGGAAAGAGACTGGCCGTTACCCATGCAGACATTATGCCAAATCCATCGTACCTATTCAATTCAGCTGTTCTTTCGACTATAGGTTTAGGAGCACTCACAGCTCAGGCAGCCGCCGATGCTCTTGTAAAAGAGGCATCTTTAGCCCTTGGATTGCCTGCTGACATGATTAACATTTCACAAACATCTGCAGCCAGCTTTATGAATGAAAAAAATAATCCGATAGTTAAGTCATTTAACTCATCCAAGGGCCGTGGGCTTGCAGGTGCAATTACATCATTAGACTTTAACTGGATGGAGTTTCCATGGGAGATTGACTGGAATGCCAGGGCTCCCATGGCGTGCAAGGTTACATTATCGCTTGATGTGATTCACGATCTACCTCCCGGTCTTGACCATGCTGGCTTCAACAGGGCTCCTATTTACAATGTTGGGGGTGCGATGGAGCACATAGCAGGAGATGTGTATGATGATGGAGGCGCATCGTCTCGACTTGAATATACAGGTGAAGGAAAAAAGGGAGCACTAGTTAGGGCAGCGGGACGTGCAATCAAGTCAGCAAAGGATTAATAGATAAATGTCAACAGGAAGATATGCATTTACACCGAAGATTCTTGGTAGAAAGCTATATGCAACCAGCGTATCATCATCTAGGATCTTTAAAGCAATTGAGTCTGGTGTCCTTGAGTTTACAACAACAACATTAAAGGAAGGCCAGAGGCTTGATCAGATATCAGGAAGAATGTATGGGTCGTCTGATCTGTGGTGGGTTATTGCCGCGGCAAGTGGAATAGGATGGGGGTTGCAGGTTCCTCCTGGAACAATAATAAAAATTCCTACGAATATAAACGATGTATTTAGGCTGATAAGGTGATAAGTGGCAATAAGTTATTTAAGCGAAGCAACTGAGGGTCTTTTAAAGTATTTTGCCTCAACAGGAAGAGATGACATCATATCTCTGATGACAAAAGGGTCTTCTTCAGATCAACAAGCTGCAGCAATTCTAAGCGCAGCAAATATAGCAACTGGAGGAACGTCAAATATATCACAAGCAGACACAGAATTAGTATCTCTGCTGCAGCAAGCCCTGTGTGATACAACTGAAGGCTCATTTTTTACAAAGGATATTCTTAATACAATCGGAGAGCAGCTAAATAGTGAAGACAGTGATATAGAAAATTTTATAAAGGTCTATTTTGAGAAAGGCGCAGCAAAAACACCAAAATCCTTTTTTATGGAGGGTGATAATGATAGTGTTAAGAATATGACACGATCAGAAATCATAAGCACAGATGACGGCTTATCAAGCAATGAGACACAGCTGGGTGTGTCTGTCGTTAACACATCAACATCATCACCTGATAGATTTAAAAGTCCAACACTGTCAGCATTTGTATTTCCGAATCTTAGATTGGGAATACCCACAAGAAATACAGATAGCATCACTTTATTTTCTAATGCTATTTCAACTGTTGAGATGTCAAGATGTGTTCCGTATATAAATCTTAGGTTTATGTCTGTTGTCCCTACAGCCTTGGGAGAAAGGACAAGACAGCTATCTCTCTTAAGATTTCTTGGAATGAATTCAAAAAATGATCCTAATGATTCAATTGGAATGAATAATTCGATTTTTGATGATGGTGCAAAAGATGAGTTCTTTGGAACAATTTCTGCCGGAGTTGCAGGAGATGATCTTGGAATAAACCCATCTGTATCGACGGCAGGAATGGAGCTATTTACGAGCCCGCAGACGTTAATCAATGCTGATATT